CTGAGTTGGACCGCGGCTCGCCGGCCGCGTTCGCGTGCGCACTGAGCGTGCCCGGGTTGGTGGTGCGGCGAATCGCGCGGATCGAGGCGTCCACCTGTCCGCGGTTTCGACTGGCTGTGCTCACGAGGGGCCCCCTGGTTAGGGCGGGGTCCCGTTTCCCGAGCGCGCCGCCGCTACGATAGTATCAAGCAACGCGGCAACTCTCGGCGCCTTCATCGTGAGAAGACCTCGAAGGGTGTTTCCTGCGACTTTCGCCCCCGCACGCACAAGCTCAGCACATGCGCCAGTGTGCGCAGCGAACAGGGGCTTTCCGGCGGCACCGAACAGAATGTCTTTGCTCGGGTCGACTTCAAGCCCGCACACCTTGCAGTAGATGGGCCCGTGCGCGAGCGTGCTCACTTGTACCAGCTTTTCACGCCGATTTTCTGCTGCAGCGCGGCCTGTTTGGCGCGTGCGGCGCACGGCGAGCAATCAGTCTTGCTCTTTTTCTTGGTCGTACCCTGGCTCGATTGCGCGACCTGGGCGCCCTTGTTCATGAGCGACTGCGCCGCCCCCGTCAGCAAATTTCCGAGAAGTCCCATCGGTGCCACCTCCTGCTCAGGCTAGCGTACACCAAGGGTGCTTTTGGCTGTGCTGCTATAGGGGTACACGGTCAGCGAGGCTTGCGCTTGAGCGCGAAGTAGAAGCTCGTACCCGACCACGCAAGAAACGCTGCGCCCACACCCCAGTGAACCGCGCGCCACTGATGCACGGTCTCGGCCGCAGACCACACCGCGCCCGCTGTGAGGCCGCCCGTGAGCGCGCCCTTGCGGCTGCCCTGCGCCATGTACCCAATGAGCCCGCCGACCGCGAGCGCGCCCGCGTAGCCACCGAGCACGTAGGGCCAGTCGATGCGCCCAATCAGCTGAACCACGGTCTCCGCTGAGACCGAGCCGCCCCCGTTGCCAGGTGCGAGCGGGAGCCCAGGCGGAGGTGGCGCTGCAGGCGGGCTTGCATCTGCAAGGCGCGCGATGCCATGCCCCGTCGCATAGGCGGTAGGCATCGGTGCTCGTGCTGTGCGCGCGGCGCGGCTCATGCGAGCGATGCCGTCGGCATGTGACTTTGGAAGTAGGAGATCAGAAGGCCCACGACGGCGTAGCCCTCGGTCGCCGCGCACCAGATCTCCTGATCAGGGCCGACGTCAACCACGATCTGTGCACCGGGCGGGTAGGGCGTGCCCTTGTAGATGCGGTTAGGACCCGCCGCGCGCGAGATGTTCGTGGCGGGATCCGGGAAGCGCGGGTCGGGGGTCATGATCGTGACGATGCCTGGGCTCGGGGGCACGAGGATTTGCACGCGACGAAACGCACCCGGCGGAAGCCGCGCGGCATCCTGCTCGGCCGCGAGGATGCGCCGAAACTCCTGGGTCACGGTAACGCGGGGACTCTCCGAAGCTTTGCGCAACTGCATGGGACAGACCTCACTGGATCGCGATGTAACCGACGAGCGCAATGCCGACGTTCGTCAGCACCTCTGACGTGTAGGGCAAGGCACTCGCCGACACGAGGATTCCCTCGCCTGGCTCCCAGAGCAGCCCATTGCCCGGAAACTGGTGCACGAGACCGCGGCCCGAGTAGGTGCCCCACAAGGAACCAAGGCACAGGTTCGGTTGACTCGGCGCCGAGACCACCCAGTCTGCGTTCGTGCCGTTACCGATCTGGCGCACGCCCATTTCGATGTTGCGCAGATCGCCGATGGCGGTCGTGTCGTCGACACCAGCCGCCGCGTTCACCGTGATGTCGGTGATCAAAACAGGCTCGGCGCCGTCGTTCTTGAAGTTCTCGGGCGGAATGGTGGTCTGCGCGAGCGTGCTGAGCAGCACCGTGCCTGAGAACAAGTACGGGCGCTTGCTCAGAAGGCCTACGCCCGTGATCGTAACGGCTGCGGGGATGGCGCCTGTTTCCGTGAGCACGAGCGCGCGCAGCGTCACGACCAGCGCATCGCGCACGCTGAGCACGAATGGCCGCCAGGGGCGCAAGCTGGATGTGCCCGGGTTGATGACATCGCTCGACGCGTTGACCTGCGTGCCCCAGCACGGGATCGGAACGAAGGTCTCATTCATGTAGAACTGGTCATGGAAACGTAGCTGCATCCCGACCTGCTGAATGGTGTCCTCGGCGGGGGTGAGCGCGCCGGTTTCGCGATCGAAGTCCGTGACACGCGTAGAGGTCACCATGTGCGTGATGCGCACCGGGAAGTCTTCGCCGTTCACGAACGTGTTGGCATCCGCGAACACCGGGATAGGGTTGCCCTCTGAGGTGTCGATCGAGAGCGCCTCGTAATACAGCCGCGGCTCCTCGATCACGCCCCGGGCGATGTTCTCGCTTGCGAGCTTGATCAGGTAGCTCTCGTATTCCTTGGTGTTCGGATTCAGATCCATCGCCTTACCCCTTGATCACAGCGAAGCCGTTGAGACTGATCCCGAGCGTGAAGCGCTCAGCGAGCGTGCGATCGCCCCCCTCGAACGCGAGCCCCGGAATCTTGACCTGCATGTCGAACGTATCGCCTGGCCCGAGCGTCACCGCCTCGTCAAGCTCGTAGACGACGGCAGGCGTGATGCTGTCGAGCACAAGCGCGATGGGGGCCCCGGGGCGCCACCAATGCGCCCCACCACCGCCACCGTTCGTCACGCGCGCGCTGATACCCACGCTCTGACTCACCGGCGCCACACGACCCGGCACGATGGGGCCGCCTGCGAACGGGGTCGAGAGCCAGGCCTGGTCATACTCGACCTGATCGATCGCAACCGACATGCCGAGGATCTTGGTCGAGCCGGAGCGCGTGGCCTCTTGCCTGTCGAATTCGGTCGCAGAGAACGTCGACTGGGGCGCCCAGAACGGCACCCCGTTAGGCGTGGTCGGGTTTTGGAGCTGCGGCGGCAAGGGCCAGGGCCAGCCGTCCTCGTTCTGCTGCGGGATGGCGTTGAACCCGCCCGCTGCGCGACTCACCTGCACCGGCATGGATTTGGTGCGCGCCGAGCCGGCAAAAAGACCGCCCGCTTCGAGGTAGGCCACTGTGGCCGGGAGCGAATCGATGCTCGCGTTGCCAAGCACGTTGATGCGACCGCCGCCGTCATCAAACGAGAAGTCCTGAATCGAGCTGAGCCGCGTCTCGATGCTGCCCGTGCGCGGCAAGTAGAGGGGCTTTTTGAAGTTGAGCCGACACTGGCCGTAAAGAGAGCCCGCGCCACCCTTGGGTTGAGGCTCGGACGTCGGTTTCGGCCGCGCCGTCGCCGTCACGATGCTCTTGCGCGAGTAGTTCTGCCGCTGCGGCGCGTTCCACTGAAAGAGCGCCTGGCCGTTCAAGATCTCCGTGCCAGCTCCGTTCGGCACGTAGTTCGTGACACCCACCGGCGAAACCCGAAAGGGGTAGTTGATGGCCGCGATCGCCAGCCGCTCGAACACGATGGGGTAGGGCCCGGGATTGCGGAAGTGCTCGCGGCTCAGCACGAGATTCGAGAGCACCTCGCCCGCCTGCGGTGAAGCTCCACCCACCGCCCACAACGACCGCGGCTCGTACCAGATACCGCCTTCAGGTTCAGCCATCGCTCGCTCTCCCCCCAAACACTCACGCCCTCAAGCATCCTAGCGGAAAGCCAGGACGCCCAAGGGCGTTCGTTCAACCAGCACCTGAAATCAGGCGACTGCGCGACGCTTCAGGCCGTCCATGTAGACGCGAAGCCGCCAGCTCTGGTCGAGGCCAGTGATCTGGCCGCCCGGCGTCTTGAGCGCAACGTACGCAGCACGGTCGGCGTCGATCTTGATCGGCAGGTTCCAGCGGCGCTGGTTGTCCGGCCACACGGGACCACCCGTGCCGTAGTCGAGCGCGAGGTTCGAGATGTTCGGACCACCGCCCTGGGCGATGCTCACGAGCAACCCGTCGCCCGAGCTGAACGCCACCGCACCGAGACCTTGGCCGTAGTAGGCAAGGGGTGCGGAAGCCATCGGCTTCGAGATGTTCGCGCCGACGAACAGCTCCATGAGCATGTCCTTCTGCAGGCGGCGCAGGTTCGTGCCCGTGAGGATGGGATCGACCGCGGTAATGTCGGTCGAGCCCGGCTCCCCAAAGCTCGGATCGCGCTCAAGCGCGAAGGGCTCGTAGGTGAGGTTGAAGCAGATAAAGCCCTCATCGTGGTTGATGCGACCACGCACCACCTGGTTGGTGTCCGAGACACCCGCCGTGACGGGCGCAAGCACGCCCATGACGGGGATGCGGTCGCCCACCACGTACTCGAACAGGCGCAGATCGCCGCCAGCGCCGTTGCCGGAGCTTGCGACGTTGCCCTGCCCGAGGCCCGTCGAGAACAGCGGCCAGTGCAGCCACTCCTCGACGTTGATTTCGGTGCCGTCCGTGAGTCGGATTTTCTCGATTGCCATGGTTTCCCCTCACGCCACCGCACGACGGCGGAAACCGTCGAGGAAGAGACGGCACACGAGGCGCGCGTCCGTTTGCAGGTTGAGGCCCGCGACCTCGCCCTTGTTGAAGCTGAGCGCGACCTTGAAGGCCTCGCCGCCTGCGACGTAGAGCGGGCTCGCCAACGCGCGCACGCCCTCGGTGCTGGTCGAGCCGTTGTAGGCGACCGCCGTGCCCGTGGCGCCGTCCGACACGCGTGTCAGACCGCCCGAGTACACGTGCTGGACACCCGCGGCGCCCGGCCAGTACGACAGCGGGCTCTGGGTGTAGTTCTTGACCGCCGCGATCGACAGCTCGATGAGCGTGTCGCGCTGCAGACGAAGCATGTCGGGCAGCGGGACCTCAGGCTGGTCCGGGTCGGGGAACGCGTTCGGGTCCAGGGCAAGGCCCTGCTTGAACACGTCGATCGCGAGGTAGTGAATCGCGATCTCCTCGTTCTCCGGGAGCTTCGAGCCCTCGCCCTGCAGGTTGGTGTCGATGGCGGTGGCCATGCGCGGCCCGACGCTGCCCGGCACCACGTCGCCTGACGTGTAGCTGAACGCGTTGAGGGTCGTGATAGGTCCCGCCGCGACCTCGACCGTGGACCAGAGAGGGACGGCAGACGTCCACTCGCCGGGAACCACGACCATGCCATTCGGTAGACGCATTTTGCGAATCTGTGCCATGGGTTCGGGCTCCTTCAGCTCACAGGACGCTTGTAGAGGCCGTCCAGGTACACGCGCACGGTGGCCATGATGTTGTCGGGGCCGTTCGAGGCGCCCGTCACGACCGAGGGAGTCGCCTCCGTCTTGCCGATCCAGATGGGCTGGTTCGCGGCATTGCGGATGCGCAGCTTGAACTTTTCCTGGCCACCAATGTGGCTCGGAATGACGAGCGAGCGCACCGCCTCATCCGAGGGCAAGCCCTGGGAAGCCGGCGTGACACCCGCGCCCGTGGCCGTGGTGGTGATGCCCGCCATCTGCCCGAAGCCCGGGTTGAAGTAGGCGAAACCCGCCTGACTGAAGATCTTCTGCGTGATCTCCAGCTCGATCAGCACCTTCGCGTTCAGCTCGGCCAACGCGGAGAGCGTCGGAGCGGGCATAAACGCGCGGCTGTTCTTGCCACCGAGGGTCGTGCCGCCCGAGACGCGCGTCGTGAAGTCGTTCGGGTCGAACGCGTACAGCTGCACGTCGGGCCTGATCGAGTAGACCAGGAATTCCTCAGTCGAGGAGAGCCCGCCCTGCGTCGCCACGTTCGTGTCGTTCGCAGTGTTCGTGCGCGGGGTGATGGCACCGAGCGCGGGGTTGGCGACTGACGGCACCGGGCGACCGATGGTCACCTGGAAGAGGTTGATCTCTTCGGCCGTGTAGCCGTTGCCCATGTCGCAGGATGCGAACAGGGGCTTGTCGGACCAGTCGGTAAGCGCGACGACAGCGCCGTCGGGCATCCGAATCTGAACGATCTGATTCAGCATGGGTGTTCAGCTCCTGTTCGATCAGAACGAGGCCGGCCCGAAGGCCGACACGTCCATGCCTGCGCCCACGCCGCGGGACCGACCGAGGCCCTTGACGTTGACGGTTTCGCCGCCCGAATAGGCGTTGTAGCCCTGGGCAGACTCGGGCTCCATCACGATGGCGCCGAGGCGGCGCGCACCGGCGGTGCCGTACTCGGGCAGGATGGCGCCGACGCCAGAGAAGCCCATCTTGCCGTCGAGCAGCATGTCGGCGAGCAGCACGCCGCCGACCACGCCAGCACCAGCGGCAGCGCCGTAGCCTGCGGGCTTGCCGGCGAGCATGCCAAGGGCCGCTGCGCCGAGACCGCCGACGACCACGCCGATGGCGGGCGCCCACTTGATCAGCATGGCCTGGGTGGGCGTCTGCGCGGATACGGCCGTTGCGGTCGTTGCGGCAGCGGCGGCAGCATCGGCGCCAAGGCCCATCTGCTGCCAATGCGCCGCAAGGCCCTTGGTGGTGGCCGCGTCCGTTTTCGGAGTCGCGAGCATCTTGACGGCCATCGTGGCGATCGCCGTCAGACCGCCACCGATCGCGGCAGGTAGGAAGGAGCCCGAGAACGAATTGGGCTGCTTCAACGAACCAAGGCCGCTCACGCGACGAGCAACGATCACGTTGCCTACGCCGCGATGTCCACGCCGCCCACGCTTTCTACGCTTTGCCATGCTGTCTTCCTCCGGGCGACGAAGCGCCGAGTTAGCGAAACCAGTGTACCGTTACTCTTCTGAGACCTAGCGATTTTTTCGCTTGCGCGCGAAAACCGCCCACACACCGACGCCAAGGATGGCGACGAGCGCCCCCGCTGACGCCGCGATCGCCTGGTCCCAACGGCGCTTGTCCGTAAGGGCCCGCGACGCGTTTACCCTGAGCGCTTCGAGCTGGATAAGCAGCGCCTGCCGCTGATTGCCCCAGTCTGCATCGGCGGTGCTGCTCGACTTGGCTTCCATGGCGTCGATCGCCACGCCCATGCTGCTCAGCTGCGACTTGAGGGTGCCGGACGTGCCTGCACCTTCGTCAGACAGCAGATCGATCAGACCCTGCGCCTGCGCGTGCGCCGCCCAAAGGATCCCGACGTCAGTCTCACGCGAAGCGCCGACCGCAGCCGCGCCCAAACCGCTGAGCCCCATCATGGGGTAGCTGTACGTCAGGCCTGGAAAATGGCGGCTCACTTCTTCTTCCCCCAACGCCACCACGCGAAGCCCACCCCGAACACGCTGGCGCCGATCGCGACGTAGACCCAGGTGCTCAGACCCTTCGAGGTCGTACCTTCAACAGGTGCGACCTCGGTCGTGCTGAACGAGACATCCTGCGACGGGAGGATGTTCGTCCCGCCACCCTGACCTTGCGTCACAGCCTGCTGCGCGTCGGTGTTCACCGCAGGCGCGGGGCGCGACACCGGCGCAGGTGCCACAGGCTTTGAGGGCGTGGGCAGCGGTTTGGGCTGCGGGCGCGGTGCGGGTGCCGGCGCCTGCTGCACGAGCGGGATCGACAGCCGCTCGATGATCATCATGACGCCCGAAGCCCCGTCCGGGTTCGCGACATCGCAAGCATGCGTGTAGAACGCGCTCTGCGAAAAGCCGGTGTTGTCGACGAGGCAGAGCCACACCGCAAATGCGGTTTTCGGCCCGTACTTGCCATCGATCGTGAGCGGGCCGATCGCCACGCCCACGCTCTTGTAGAGCGACTTGAGCGTCGACACGCGCGTGTTCCACTGCGTCTGGAACGTGCTCACGGTCGTCGTTTTCACGAGCGTGTGCGGCTTTTTGCAGCCCGCCCCGCCCTCCATCGCGTCCAACATGCGCACAGCCATCGCACGCAGGTCAGTCAGCGCCTGGATCTGCGCGGCCGATGCCGACGGCATCGCGATGTAGGTCGAGGTGTCCTTCTGCTGGATCTGCTGCGCCATCGCGATTTCCCCTAGAAGTAGAGCCGAGCCGCACGCGCGAGCGCGCTACCGAGCGATTCACTCACCATGCGCGAACCGGGGTTCGTCGGGTGGTTCATCGCGCTGTCGATGACCTGGTTGGCCGAGGGCACGCGGTAGAGCGGCGCTTGGTCGACGTCGACGATGTCGAGCGCGCCGAGCGGCATGAGCGGTGCGGTCGTCGGGTGGAGGCCGCCCGCAAGCAAGCGCGGCGTCTCGGCCATTTGCGTTGCCGCCCAGTGGCCATACTGCACCTCTCGTCCTGGGGGCACGATGTAGCCACTCGGCGTGTTGCCGCGACGCGCATCGAGCGCGATCTGCGAGCCGGGCTGCCCCTTCTGCGTGATGGTGAAACGACGCATCGGACTACCTCTTTTTTCTGAGCAGCAAGTAGCCGCCGCCCAAGACGAGCACGGCACCGCCCCCCAAAACCCAGGGATTCTTGTAGAACGGCGCAGGCGCCGTCGGATCGGTAGCGCCGAGCCCGCTCATGTTGAGGTGCGAGGTCGACAGCATTTGCTGGCTCGGAATGCGCCCGACGCGCAGGTGGCGTGTGGCCGAACCCGAGGGGCGCGCGTAGGCGATGGCGTGGCCGAGGCCGTTGAGTGCGAGCGTCTGGCTCAGCTCCGAAGCGTAGGCGTGATCGGCGGCAGCCCAGGAGTCACGTCGCACCATGGTGCGCACCGCGTCAGGACCTTCCGCGGTGTTGTCAGCGTGCAGCGTCGTGCGCGCCACCTGGCCTGCACCACCCGGGGGCGTTCCCACTGCAGCGCGGGGCTCGAACGCCGGGCGACCACCCACGAACACCATCGACGAGTCCACGACTTTGCCGGGCATCGCGTTCGCGGTGCTCTGATACGGATTTGGCTTTGAGACCCGAATCGTCGACATGCTGCCCCCTACTGGACCCGAACCATCGTATCAGGCCCGCTTCGGTTTCCTGAAAAAGAACCACGACACGCCCAAAGCCCCAGCAAAAGCCCCTGCACCGATTGCGTACTTGGGCCAGCTCGTCGAGGTCGTGACTGCAGGCTTCGGCGCAGCCTTGGCCTTGGCCGCAGCCGCTGCGGCAGCCTGTGTGATGTGCAGATTCGCCGGAACGGCCATTGCAGGCGGCGCGGCGCTCGTCTTCGATGTCGCCATCGCAGTGAGTGCACTCGACGCCGCAGCTTTCGTGATGGCCGTACCCGCCGACGCCGTAGTCGAGGTAGCGGGGCGTGAAGCACCAGGCGCCGCACCACAGCGCGACCCGCAAATCGCATGCTGCATAAGCGCCGCGAGGTGGTCGATCTCGCGATCGATCTGCCGAATGATCGCGTCCACAACCGTGTGCGTCAGCTCCGCGACGATCGTGCCCACAGCCATCGACACGATGCCGGCGTAGTTGACTCCACCGCCTTGGTTGAAAATGTGACTCGTGAGCTGGACGTTCGCTTGCACCGCAGCAACACAGCTCGCGCCTTTTTTGCTCACGCAGTGACCAGTCGCTGAGATCGACACGGCACCGTCTGCAAGCGAGCCAAGTGCCGTTTTCACCATGGATTGCAACGTGGCGTTGAGCTTCGCTTTCATCACCTCGATAGGAAGCACCACCATGCTGCAGCAATCGAGATGCTGAGCTACGTCGATCGCAGCACTGAGTAGCGATGTGCCGGTGATCGCATACGCAGAAGCCTTGCCCGGGATCGCAAAGTAGAACGAATCGACGATGCCGCCGGATGCGGCAGCCGATGCCGACGCGGCGACCGAAGCCGGAACCAATCCGAGTACGTAGCGACTCATCGTCCGCGCTTTCTGAGGAGCAACCAAGCCCCCGTGGCGATCGATCCTGCCACAGCTGTCCAGCCAACCCACGCCAAAGACTTGGTGGGCGCAGGCGCGGCCACCTTCTTTGCAACTGCAGGTGCCGCGGGCTTCGCCGCAGGCTTCACCAAACGCTGGATCAAATTCGCAGCCGTCACATCGATCAGCATTTTCGGTTTCGGCGTCGCAGCCTTCACGGCACGCACGATGTTCTTGAACGCAGCGCCGTAGCGCGCGTACACCGTGTTCGTGCTTCCGTGCGTCGGCGATAGAAACGCCATGTCGGAAGTGAACTTGCCGCCCGGATCGGCAGGGATACCACCCGAGCGTAGGAACGCACCTGCAGGCATCTCGTAGAAGATTTCGAGCGGGTGTGCGGTGTGCTTCGCCGTGGCCTGGATGCTGTCGTAGGCGTTCTTGAGGTTGGCGGCGGCGGATGCGTAGTTCTCGTACACGAGATCGATGAGCGCGCCCAGCTCGCTCAGCGCAGGCGCCAACCCAACCGTCCAGGTTGCGAGCGTGTTCGACTTTTTGATCTTGTGGATCTCGTCATGGGCAAGCGGCATCATCATGTTGCCGGTGTCGGAGTTGGGGTGTCCTGCCGACATGAGATCGAGCCAGTCGGCCTGGAACGCCTGCAGAAGCTCGACGTAGTCGATCGCCTGAAACCACGCCCCCCACGCGCGGTACTCGCCGCTCGACCATGACAGCGCGAACGCAAGGCTCGTCGCTGCAGCACGTTGCAGATCGGGCAGCGTCGGAATGAAGCGAAAGCCCGCCGGACAGCGGAAGCGGCCATCGCCATCTGGGTCAAACGGCGAGCCGTAGTTGAAAACACCTCGCGACGAGTCGACGACAGCCTTGTGGCCGGCTGTGCTGTCGCCGAGCGCATCAAAGCGATACGCGAACGAAAGGAACGACCACCGCGATGCCATGAACGCGAGGAACGCATTCGGGTTCGTGAGCGGCGGGTCTGCGCTGCCCGCAGCCTTGTAAAGCGCAAGCCGCGCGGCTGTCGCTACGGGATCCTCGATGAGCTTGGCGTTCTGAAAGATGGCATCGGCATCCGTGAACGAGCGCGCGATGATGCCGAGCGGCTGGTTGTAGAGCGCCTTGAAGCCCACACCCTTCGACCACGGGATGTGCACCGTCTGGTAGTCGAGACTGTCTTGCCACCATCGCGACAGGCGCACCTCGGTCGGCGCATCGTTGATGAGCGGAAGCGACAGAAACATCGGCGCGGCCATGGTCCCGCACCCAAGCACGAGCGGCCCGATGTTTGAGCTGCGCCAGAGCGCCCCGCCGCTGTCCCACGAAGCTTGCCAGTAGCCCGCTGCAGACATCGCTTTCTTGTCGGCTGCAGCGCAAGTGCGCTTTGTCTTTGGGTAGTACCCCGAAGCACCAGAGAACGGCACTGAACCCATGGCCGTCCCGAGCTTGCCCTTTGCCGCCGACACCTTGCCCATCGCAGTGTAGAAGCGCTTCATCGAAGGGCTGTTCAGGTACGAGCCGGGCGGCAGTCGAACACCCTTGTTGAGCGTCTGCGCAACCCAGGGCGGCTGCCCAAAAAACGCGCGACCCCAGAGGTAGTCGCTCACGTTGAACGCGAACAAACCCTCGCCGATCGTCGCCATGAGCATCAACGCCCAGTACATGCGCTCGTCGCTCGGCGCCGTCGCTTTCGGCTCGTTCGCAAGCATCGCCTGCACAAGATCTTGTTGGGCCACGAACCACGCGACCGGGTAGAGCGCCTTGGTGATGATCGCATCGCCGTTCGGCAGATCGGGGTCGGGGATGTTGTCGTCGGCGCGCAACCCTGTGCGCAGAACACCGCTGACAGGCTTCGCGTTGCCGGGGATCGTCACCCAGTGCTTGGTGGTTTCAAGGTACGCCGGCCAGACGGCCTTGAACCACGCGTACACGGGTCACTTCCCTGCAGGCTTGCCGTAGCCCTGCATCACGGCCACGCCGGTCGTGATCAGCGGGAACATGAAGCCGAGCGCGGCCCAACCGATGGTCCAGCCCGTCGAGCCCTTGTTGCGACGCGCGCCGTGGATACCACCTGCGATGGCCCCGAGCAGCGAATAGCCGAACGAGCGTGCCACGTAGAATTGCGTGATCGCCGAGTCCGGGACAGCTACACCAGCTTCAGGCGCGAGCGCACCGAGGCCTAGCCCGTAGAGCGCGTAGACCGGCGAACCTGCGCTCGACATATTGTTGCTCAGCGTCTTGTCCGTGGGGCGCAAGAGGTTCTGCGGGTAGCCCGGCGTGCTCGGGGGCATCGGCAAGCGATTGATGAGCCACGGCGGCTCGGGCGCGCCGTAGTCGTAGCGCGAGTCTGGTCCACCGTAGCCGGGGTATCCGCCCGCACCGTCGTAGCCCTGCTCGCGCGCGACCTGAGCCGAGTCGATCGCGCCAAGGGCCATCACCTGAATCGCTGGCATGGTTCAGTACCTCCCAATGAGGCCCTGCGTGGGCGCGGTTTCGGGTGTCTCGGGTTTGGTGGAGTACGCAAACCACGCCCACAATGCCAAAAAGCCACCGCCGCCTACCGCCATACCGCGGTATGGGCGATCGTAGTCGATGAGCGTCCCCGCAATGGCGCACGCACTGGCAAGAAAAGCGTTGGCGATCAGCTTTCCAGAGACTGGTTTAGCCACGTCAGTACCTCCGAATCCGATAGACGTCAGGAAAGCGCGGGGGTGCGCCGCGTGGCAGCAAGTAGGTCATCTGCGACTCGCCGACCGGATCGGCTGCGATGCCGCGCGCGATGGCCATGAGGTCGGTGTTCGACTGCACGTCGGGCCTGTCGAGCACCCCGCGGCTCGTTGGCACAGGGTTCATGTCGAGGTACGAGTCGACAGACGGGATGTCGTTGTAGGCGTCGGCCGCCTGATCGATGGGATTGAGCGACGCGACCGCGGGCCCGAGCCCGGCATCACGCAGTGAGGCCAGCATGCGTCGAGCCCCGTCGCGCGCTTCGATCACGTTCACAGCACCCATGCCGAGAACCTGGGTGTTGTAGCCCGCGGGCGGCGTGCGCCATTTGTTGAAGCCCATCTTCTGGGGCATGTAGTGGTCGGCTTCGACCCGGACGTCGGCGCCGGCCTGATCGTCCTGGATGCCCTGCTGCACGACCCAGGGCGCAGCCGGATAGGCCTGGTTGCGCAAGAGGTTGAACGGCAGGTTGCGAACCCTCTTTGGCGGCATGAAGGACGGCATGGCGTTCAGTCTACCTTGTCAGGGGTGCTTTTCGGCCCGGACAGTGCACGCACCGCGCGCAGCTCCCAGGCGCGCGCAAGGCCCATGTCGCCGCCGCTCGCCCAATCGAGCGGATTTGCAGACAGAAGCACCGCGCGCAGCTGCCTGCAGTACGCGATGAGGTCGTTTCGCCCCATCGCGGTGTAATCAGGTGCGCCAGGGTCGTTCATCACCTGCGCCCCCATGCAAGCCAGCCCGTGAGCAGCCCAAGCCCTGCGGCGAGCGTGGCCGAGCCCACGACCCAGGTGCGCGTCTTGCGCCGCTGGTCGAGGAACATCAGGTAGCCCTCGCTCGCGGTGCCCGTGAACGCGGCGTACTCCGCGCTCTCCTCAGGTGTGAGTTGGGAGGGTGCGAGCGTGCCGAGCGAGACCTGTCGAACTTGTGCCATCTCAACGCCTCCAAATCTGGATACCGAGGTAGAGCGCCATGAGCGCAATCGCACCGCCGCCCACGTAGTAGAGCGTCTTTTTGCTGGAATCGCTCAGGCTCTGCAGCCCCGCGGAAGCGCCATCGACAACGCCTTGCGTCACGGACGAGAACAGCCCTGCGATCGCGTCGCCGAACGTCGCGGGCGTGCCCATGGGGCGCGCGGTGACAGGCAACGGCTTCACCGCGCAGTGGCCGACCACGAACGCCTCCCACTGAAGCGCTCGCGCATGGAACGCCTGCGCCCGACTCACATCGTCCTTGAGCCACGTGAACCAAATCGAAGGCCCGGCGCTGTAGAACGTCACCCAAGAGGTGCGAAACGCGTACCACAGCGTGAGGTCGCTCGCCGGAAAGCACGGCTTGCGCATCACACCCCCGATCAAGGTGTTGAGCGCGAGCATGTAGCTGTGAATGTTGGCGTAGTACGTTTCGAGGTTGCCCGGGCTCGGGTAAAAAGTGACGTTCGTGTCCGCGCTCGGCAGCGTGTTCACCACAGGCGGCGCACCCCCAGGCATCGGCGGAGGTGGAACGGGGGGCGTCGCAGGCGTGACCCCCAAACTGCGGCGTGTCGTGATCATCGCTTCGCTTTGGCTCGGGCGCGTTTGGCTTTTGCGCTTGGGTATTGGCAAAGCAACTTGAGCGTGCCGCCGTGACGACGCCGCCCTTTAACTGCTTGCGAGCGTGTCGCATATATGTGCGACCTTGAACCTGACGCCAACCACCACCAACATCGCTGGTTTGACATGGCTCAACGCCTCTTGCGGAATAGAAGCCAGCCTGCGACGAGGCCGAGCACTGCACCGCCACCACCGAAATACCACTTCGTGTAGTCGACAGGTGCTGCGGGATCGGTCGCACCAAGGCGCCCGACCTCGTTGTGGTAGGGCAACAGGTTGTAGCCCGAGCCGAGACCACGCACCGGCGCAATGCTCTGTGCTGCAGGATGCAGCGTCGCCTGACACTGAAGCAGCGCACGGTGGTAGACCGTCGCAACATTCATTTCACTTGCAAGGCGTGCCCTACAAGTGGCCAAAGAATCTGCGCACGAAGTTGCACCGAGACCGCGCAGGCCGTGCAGCACGTCGTAGGAGGTGTAGATGTTGCCGATCTCGGAGCGTGGCGGCATGAGGGGGAAGGGACGCATGTTCAGCACCTTTCAAACGAGCATGTAGTCGCGGAACTTCGCGATCTGGTCGAACTGCCAGCCGGGCACAGCGCCCGTGACGGTGATGTCGAGCGGGAGCCACCACACAGGGGCCGCCTTGGGCAGCCCTACGAGCGGATAGATGTGCACCCACTCGCCGGGATTTTCCTGCGTGGAGATCACGCGCGCTGCGATGTGGAAACCGAGCGCGCCGAGGAGCGCGGCGAACGCGATTGCAGCGTCGTCACAGTCCCCGCCGCCTGCCTGCAGCGTGGCCTTGAGCGTCGCAAAGGTGTCCACGTTCGTGATGTCGTAGACATACCTCACGTTCTCGACGAGGAAGTTCCAGATCTTGCCGATCTCGCACTCGTCATTGCGCGGCGGACAGGGCTGCATGCCGTTGTCCGGGGGATGGAAGTAGTCGCCCCACGCTTCGATGCGGGGCATGTCCATGCCGTTCACGCGCAGGAACGTCGTCTTGTCGGAGACGATCTTGACGGCGAGCTGGCGCGACTCAGGGTCCCGCAAGGACTTCTGCACCTGCTGCTGGATGATCCCCACGTGCTCGTCGAGGTTTTTCGTCGCGTAGAAGCGCACCGGCGTGCTGTTCACAGCGGCGGTAGCGGCAGACGCTTGGGCGGGACGGGCCATGCGAAAAATCGTATCACGGGCCCTTGGCGCCCCCGGCGGTTTCGTGTACCAAGGGGGCTCAGGTCGCGCGGCAACGTGCGGCCTTCCGCAAACGACGCGAAAGCGACGTAGGGGAGCGCCGACGGCCTAGCCATCGACGCCACCTCTCTAATTCAGTTGGGTCGTCTGCGCGCTTCGGAGTAGTCCGCGACCGCTTGGAGCTGGTCGACTACATGCTGCGGCGCAAACTCTTTGGCCCAGTAGCGCATCGAAGGGCGCCCAGGCTTGCCGATGTTGTCCGCCATGCCGAAGATGAGCTGTCGATCTTCGAGCGTGGAGATCACCTCGGTCATCTCACGCTCGGTCGTGGCGACGCGCCCCGTGCGCGGCGCGTAGAGACCTGCGCGCTTCACACCCACAGCCCCGGCATGCCGAAGGGCACGCATCGCGCGTTCGAGCCGCAGGTCGGTCTCGCTGCCACCTATCGCAAGGCCTGCAAGACGGCTGACAACGTCGCACGATTCGAGCGCTAGGTTCGAGGCCGCTTGCGCGTCGGCTTCCGTGATCTTGAGGCTCCCGCGCGTGGTGGCGTAGAGCGCTGCGATCACGTGCGCTTTCCACTCGGCGCGCGCCATCACGGTGCGCTGGGCCAGCTCTGCCTCGTCGAACTTCTGCCCAAGCGCTTCGGTGAAGTTGTCGAAGGCGAGGTTTGCGCTGTCCTCGACCGTGATCATGTTCGTGCCCCGACCGGCCCAGAGGTCGAGCGCGTTGAGCCACTGTCGCATTTCCATCACGAGCACCGCCCAGCGCTCGGGCGGGATGCGCAGAAAGCGCTTTCGGAGTGGCACGATGCTTTTCACCTCGGCGGCCTGCAAAAGCAGCATGCGCGCGAGAAAACCCGTGTTCGCCATGTCATTCGTGAAGGTGCGCTCCAACGCCTCGGCCACCGTCAAAAACACCCCCGTGAGCCGCGGAGAGCGCACCTCCTGCAGGTTCGAGCCTGCCTCGCTGCGCTGTCCCTTCATCGACTTCGTGTAGGTGCCGCCACTGAAGATCGTGTTGAAAAACTGCGGCAGGGTGACGTTGTGGCGGTTGCTCGCAATACCGACGAGCACGCTCGAAAACTCGTCGGAATGCAGCACGCCCACGGTCTCGTCGCGGTTCTTGTCGTAGACCCGGCCCAGGTTCTCGATCATGCCGGCGACAGTGCCCTCTGCCGAGACGATCGCAGGGTGCGGATGGCCCGTCACTTCCTCGTAGAGCCCGAGCAGCTGTTGCCACGCAGTGCTCTTGCCTAGCCCACTTTGGGCAACGACCACAGACGCGATACTGAGCGCGCGGGGCTTCTCCCCGACGGCTTGCAAGTCGAGTCGATAGCCCCTCCGATTCAGCTCGTACAATGCAAGCGGAATCATCAGACCGATGTTGATGACCGCGTCCCCCCCGGGCGCGTACTCCTGCATGAGGTCAATGTAGGTGTGAATGAACCCTTCCTGTGGAATGCACAGGTGCAGGTTGTTCGGTAACTCCATGATCGCACTGTCCTTTCACCGCTGCGATCATCCCCCCGGCCACGCCGCACGGACTCCAGTTGACGCAAATCGCCTCTATTGATAGGTTCCAGGCGTTGCACATACGTCGCTCCCCCCCGAGAGTTGTGCGTGCGAGTGGTGGCGGGATGCAGAGACCCCAGATTCTGAGCGGAATCTGGGGTCTCCTTTTGCGCAACCAATCAGTGGACCCTTGTAGCCTTTCGCCGCACGTCGGGGCAAGAGGCTGCCTGAGTCGCCGCATACCTTTGCAGGCAAGACCACTTGCGCAAGACTGCGGGCCCTCCGGGCCTTGCTTGTGGATCTCCGCAAACGACCTTGCGACGTAGGGGAGCGCCGACGGCCCAGCACACCGAGCCCCGCTCTCTAGGGGGGCTCGACAGGCAAGGGAGCGCGAGACCCGACTCGCCAAGGGCTCGCCGTCGCGCTCCGCAAGGCCAAGGAAGGCCGTTCCAGCCAACATGGCTACCACCCTAGCGGTTTTCGCTCTCGGCCCTGGAAGGCCCCTTCTAGAGAGCGGGGCGGCCGTTGGCAGGTTCGTCGGCGCTCCCCTACGTCGCCTTTCAGCGTCGTTTGCGGAGAAAAGTGACCAAAAAAGGCCGAAGGCCCCCGAAATCTGGCTCAGGTTAGGTCGATTCAGGGGTTTAGTTTATTGGGTCCCTACGTAATTACCAATACGTGCGCAAGTGCGCTTGCATGTACGGGCGATCGCGCCCCTTCGCGCACTCGTCAGAAGTAATGAAATAAAATAACTCAAAAAAACTTCTATGTCATGCGAGGCTTTGATACACACGTATCACACAAAGCGTGAAGTTCTTGCCACACCCGAGCACGAATTTGGATGTTTTGTAGGGACCCCCTAATAAACTAAACCCTAAAACTCGGCGAATCTTTTGCGTTGGCATGTACCGTGCAAGTAAGACGCCAGTAGCCAGCTCACTTGTGGTGTATCCGTTCTACAACGGCTAGCTTGCCAACTTGTCCCACTTGCAAAATGGCGTTGTCAGATTGTCGCAGCACGTTTGGCAGCTCCGCAGGTAGCGGTTTCATCCCCAAACGGTGTAGCTGGACCACGATCGCTGTGATGCGCCGCTGGTAGACGAGGGACGCCTCCTGCAGCTCCTCGGAGACCTCCGCCCAGGCCCACGCCCGTCCAAGGGCGAACGCGACCTGCAGAGGGCTCTTGCTGCCCCCTGCGGCCTCGTGCACCGCCCCCTCGAACATCCGAACCGCGAAGCCTGGGGAGAACGCCGGCACGACTGGCTCAGGTGGTGGGGGTGGCGCCGCAGCCCGAGCGCGGAGGGTGGGTGGCTTGCGCCGTGCGGCGGGCTTGCGGGTCTGTGTGCTCATAGCAACACGGTGCCGTTTTGTTCTTGCCCAGACAAGACAGACCTGTCTAGATTCCGGTCTGCAACCTGACAGATCTGTCAGGTTAGGGTGGCTTTGATGGACGGAGGGTGTCTACCCGCCGCTGTAGCTCTGGCTCGACCAGAGCGTCCTAGCGGGCTGGGTGGTGCCTCCCTGCGAGGGGGTCGGGGTGGTGAAGCTCGTGGTGCGTGCGTCTCGTTCTGCTGACGCTGGAAGGGCCCACCCGCCTGGACGGTGCCAGTCGAATCTCGTGCGCACGTCCCGCGAGTGGAAGCGCCCCGATTTGGTGCTGCCTGCGAAAGCGGTCGCGGTGGGCACCTTCGGTCCATTTAGGCTGGTGTGCGGAAGCGTGCGGTTTGCGATCACGATGGAAACGATCGGGTATCGGTTCGGGGGGCGAACCGTGTCGGGCCTGCGTCGCAACGGCGAAGTGACGGCAATGGCTTGAAAGTGCGCTGAATCATGCCGACATTGGCATGTCTGAGGGGGCAAGTATGACTGTGTGGATATGGGTGGGGGCGCTTGTGGGCTTACTCGCAGTATTTGGGCTCGCGGTCCGACTCGTGACGAAGCCGCGCTCGCTCGCGTTGCCGCCGCCAAAGACGCGCAGCTGCCAGAAGTGTGTGCACTGGGATCACGAAGAGGGACAGCGCGCACTGCGCAGAAATCCCGCGTTTTGGCAGGCCGCGCAGACGCTCTCTGCAAACAAGATGTCGCGCGGTGGTGTCGATGCTGAGGGTGTTCCGAAGCGCGGCCCTTCGCTCCCGCAAGTCGAGGATCGCTGGGAGTACATGGGTGCGTGTCTGAAGCGTGATGAGGTCCGCCATCGCACAGACACTTGCCCCAACTTTCGGTCGCCGCTCACCGCGAAGTTGTTCGGCACAAGCGACGCGATCGTGCCGCCGCCGAGTCCGCTTGCAGACGCGCTGGAGCCTAGCGAGCGCGAGGGCACGCAGTACGTCAGCACCGAGGACAAGCGCGGAGACGCGCCGTGAACCCGCACAATCCCTGGACAGAATGGCGCAAAAACCCGCGTTTGCGTGCGATCGCGTCGGCTGCAATGGCCAAGGTCACAGCGAAGCTCGCCGGCACTGAGAAGTCGATCGAGCAGCTGCAAGCCGAGGACGCGAACACGCAGGTTGTGCGTGGTGGTGTTCCTGTCGTGTGGAGCGATCCGAGCGGTCGGCGCCTTCGCGGCAAGGGCGCATCGATCGTCACGCCCGACGGCAAACAGGTGTCGAACTTCGCTGTGCCGCCTAACGCGACGTGCGCCGAGTGTGCGCACTTCAACATCACAGAGGGTCGCAAAGAGATCGTTCGGCAGAAGTTCGCCGAGCGCCTTGTGCTCGAAGAAGAATGGGCGTTGCGCCACCTTGGGGGTTCGATCGACCACATGGGGCTGTGCGGGCGGGCGAATGGCGATCTCGCCACGCTCACGATGAGCCCCGCTTGTGACGGCTTCAAACCGCGGGGCAAGTGAGATGGGCATCCTCGACGCCATGATCGATCTCAAGATCATCGCTGCTGCGACGACGTTTACGCGCCTTGTGCGCGAGCAGCTCGACCAGGCCGGCACCGACAAGACTGTGCGCGGGCAGATCGCCGTCGTCTTTGACAACGCCCTTGCGCGCTACGCCGAGGTCTCTGCCGATCAACCTACTGTCCAGCGGGTGATCCCGCGTATTCGCGTGGAGGTGCGCCGATGTCTGACAGCGTGATCGTTCCGAAACAACACCTTGTGCTCATCGAGCAGCTCGGGCTCCCAATCGCGCCCATCGTGTGCGACTTCGAGACGCGCGAGGAAGCTGAGGCTGCCGCGCGTGCGTGGGCGGATGCGGGTCGCGTCGAGCATCGCGGGCACGGCATGGCGCCGCGCTCCGAACCCATCCTGCAGCTCGTCGCGCTGAAAGCACCCTTTCGCGCGCTCGTCATGTCGCGCACCGAGCACGCGTCGCAGGTGCGTGAGCTGCAAATCAATCAAATGCGCGCACACCAAGCTGCGTCGCTTGGCAACGTCCCTCCGACCCCGATTCGCCGATGATCGCACTCATTCAATGGGCGCTCGTGGTGCTCGGCGTGATCTACTTTGTCACCGAATCGGTGATCTTCGGGCCCGTGCGCGTGACCCTCACACGCGGCTCCGTTTTCCGTAGCACGCTGCTTTACTGCCCAGCCTGTATGGGCTTCTGGGTGGGCGTCGCGTCGGGCTTTTTGCAGCCGGCGCTCTGGCAAAACCCTGTGCAGAGCGGTCTCGCTGCGATGGCGCTCGGCCGCATTTGGGCGCTCTGCGGTGGTGGCGGCAACACGTTCGCGACCGAGCTGCACATGCTTCACATCGACACCGAGGAAACCCATGACACGCAGAAAGAGGCGCAAGATGTCTGAGCCACGTCCGAAGGTCGCAACGCACGAAGGTGTTCCGCACGCACAGATTCAGGACGCGCAGACCAAGTGGGAGCACGTCGTGGTTCGCATGCACCGCCGCGTTGCAGGCGGGAAGCTCGCCGCGCTCGGCAACAAGCAAATGACGCTCGGTGAACTGAGCGACATCGAAAACTACGTCAGGGAGTGTGCGGGCGGCGGCATTTTTCGGATCGAACCGCGCAACCCGCAGGATCTGCTTTCGTACGCAGACCCGATCCCGCCCTTCACCATCGAGATTGATGGGCCGCCCAAGCCCTCCAACGCGTTCGAGCACACCGGCAGTCAGATGCCGTTCGCGGGGGGCATCGCGCGCATGTCGAACCCGAGCGGTATGCACATCCCGCCCGAAGCGCTCGCGCAGATCCCATCCTGGGTGCGACCCGAGCATCGCGCCGCGTGGCTTGCGGCATCAGACCCTGTCGGTGTCGCCGCCGCGAACGGTTTGCCGATGCCTGCGTATGACCCGCACATGCCGCGCGCGGCAGCCCCGGCCGCCGCGTTCTCCTCCGATCAGCTCGCCGTCAAACAGCTCGACGAGCTGCGTGCCGAGGTCGCAGCCGACCGTGCTCGCGCTGCGCAACGCGAGAAGGCTCTCACCGAGGAGCTGGAGCGTTCGCGCAAGGACATCGAGAAGCACAAGGACGAGGAGCGCAGCCTCCGCGAGAAGGGCGAGCGTGAAGTCCTCAAGCTGCAGCTCGAATCGCTGCGCGCGGAGCTGCAGGTGATTCGCGCGACACCACCGCCAGCTCCGCCCCCTGCGCGACCGGCGATTCCTGTGGAAGCGTGGATCGGCCTGGTCGGCGCGCTCGCACCCGTGCTCACAGCTGTCGTGACGAGCGGCTCGACGCGACAGGCATCCATGGCCGAGCAGCAGGCCAAGGTCGCCGAGCTGCAGATGGCAGGTCTGAGCACGGTGCTCGGTGCCGCCAACAACAAGAAATCCGACCTCTCAGGACTCGCCGAGACGCTGCTCAAAGTCGCGCCGCTCGCGGTCCCGCTGTTCACCGAGTTTTTCAAGAACAAGAGCCCCGCTGCGCAGGCCAACCTGTTCAGCACGCTCATGGAAAACAACCTGACGACGCTGAGCACGATGGGCAGCTTCCTGCAGAGCATGCTCGAAATGCAGGGCGGCGACCCGTGGTGGAGGCCGATGGTTGAAAACGGCATCCAAGGTGTCGTCGCTGCCGCGCAGCAATACTCAGAGATGGCCGTGAAGCAGAACGGCGGGACTGTCGCGAACGAGCAGGCCAAGCCACCCGCACGTCAGGCGAGCCCCGGCACGACTATGGCCACCATGATCGTAAACAACCCGCAGTTCCCAAAGGAGCTGAAAAACGGCGCGTGGGTCGAGGTCATCGCAGCGCTGCATGACAAGGCCCCGCCGCCCAACGTCGCCGAGTTTGTGACCGAGGAGCTGGTCGCCATGCGCGACAAGAACGCGCTACCCGAGATCTTCGCGCAGGTGTTCGAGATGCCAGAGCAAGCTGTTGCGCAGCTCATCGCATTTCTACCCATCTACAAGGCCGATCGTCCCTACGCCGATGCTGTGATCCAAGCCATCGGCCAGGCCGTGCGCGCCACGACCGTGGTCGAAACGAAGGGTGAACCTGCCGGCGACGATGACGACGGCGACGATGACGAGCCTGCAGCGCGCCCGCCGGCTGTGCCTTTCAACCTCAACGCAGCACGTGGCAATGCGCGTGTCCCGGTGCCGGCGTGAACAGCAAAGAGCGCATTCTCGCTGCGCTACAGGCGTTGCCTGACGACTGGACAGGCACGCCAACGCCGCGGCGTTTCCTCGAAGCGCGCCTTGCGCTCGATGCGCTCTCGCCAGAGGAGTTGACTCGTGTCGCGCGTTTCATGCTCGCGAGTGTCTGTGCTGGTGCGCAGATGGCGCAAGGTGAAGGGGTGTCGGTTTCGATGGATGCCGTGCTTGGGTTCGTGCTCACGGAATCCGCCGCGATGGAGCGCAACATGCTCCGACTCGTTCCTGATCTGTGATCGCGCGCGTACTCGCGCCAACATGCGATGCAACCAGCAATCTTACTGTTTGACTCAGAGTAACCACGCGATCGACTTACCTAGGTTTATGCAAAACACCTTGCGTGTGAAAGCGCATGGCGCTGCAGAAAACGTCTTGCACGACTGTGGTGTGACGAACTAGTTTCGGCCTCGTTCGACAGGTTTGATTCTGTCTGCACCCGGGGGGGCCGCAGACAGGAGAAAGCTGCAGCGGCCGGGGGGTCTGGCTGTTGCGCTGTAAGCCTGTCGAATACCCAATAGGGGCTGTGAATGACATCGCTGCGTTACCGTCTCGCGTCCAGCGCACGCTGGGCCTCGCTTATTTGGAGCGAGGAGCGGGGCCACTCCCAAGAGTTTCTTTTGGCGTGCGCAGCGGCACTTCCCATCCCCGGGGTGCGTGAGCACCCAAAGGCGATCGATGTTCCCGTAACGGCTTTCATGCTGCCGGAAGTACATCGGTTGTTTGCGGCAGCTCGGGTCGACATCCCTACCCCACGTTCGGATGTCGACCCGGGCAAGCTGTGGTCACCACAGCAAAAGCCCTTTGATCACCAAGTGGAAGGTGCGCGCTTCATCGTGAACGCGGGCTCTGCACTTGTCTGCGACGAAATGGGAGTCGGTAAGACTCGCACTGCGATTCAGGCTGCGCAGTCTGCTCGACTTAGCTGGGGCGGACCTGCTGTCATTGTTGCACCCAAGTTCACCCGCGCGACTTGGTTGCGCGAGCTGCTCGCGACAGGCGCCATCGAAAACCCCACCCAGTTCTGCGCGCTCGAATCGCGCGACCTCGGAGATAGCTCGTTTCGCGCCGGCTGCCACTACTACTTCGTGCACTACGACGTCGTTTCGACGTGGTGGACACGCCTGCAGTCGTCTGAGCGCCCGACGGTGACCATCGTCGATGAGGCGCACTGGATCAAGAACGGCCGGGCCAAGCGATCCAAGGGCGCAGATCTCGCAACTGCCGGCACTCACATGCGGATTTTGCTCACGGGCACGCCGCTCGTGAACAGCCCTGCAGACCTCTGGTACCCGCTTCAATGCGTCACAGGAGCATCCACTTGGGGCAGTCCGCTCGACTTCAGGGTTCGCTACAACGGTGCGATACGTACGTCGTATGGTCATAAGGACCTAGGGCCAACCTACACGAACGAGCTGCGTCTGCGCATGGCGCCTTGGTACCTGCGCCGCACGACTGAACAGGCCGGCCTGCAGCTCCCTGCGCTCACGCGCACCGCAGTCGAGTGTGAGATGTCGCGCGCGCTTGCTCGCGAGCACAGCGGCATTCTCGGCAAGGTCGATCCGGCAGCCATCGTCACCGCGATCTTGGAAAACCGGATGGGGACCGAGACGCTCAAGATGCTCAATCGGCTGCGCCAGATCACGTCCGCGGCCAAGCTCGGCGACACCGCCGAGTACGTGAGCAACATCCTCGACCAGGGCGACGCCGCGGTGGTGTTCGTCTGGCAGCCCGAAACCGCCCGCAAGCTTCGCGCGCGCATGGCCGAGCCTGACGCGCACGCTGAAATCACAGGTGACCAGGACCAAGGCACGCGCGACGCGTTGATCGCAGCGTTCCAGGCCGGCGCGGGGCCCGCCGCTCTGTTCTGCACCTACGGCACCGTGCGCGAGGGTGTGACGCTGCATCGCGCGCGCCATGTTGTGCACCACGACCTCGACTGGACAGCCGTCACCATCCAGCAGGCTGAAAAGCGCATTCACCGCATCGGCCAGAACCGCGCTTGCACAGCCACTTGGATGGTCGCGCGCAACTCGATGGACACCATTTTCGCGGAGGTTCTGCGCGCCAAGCTCGACGCCGCACAGCAGGTGTTCGGCGACGCGAACCCCTTCGAGGCATCTCTCGACACGATTTCGGTCGGCATGTCCCTGCAGGACAAGATGCGCGCCGCGATCGAGGAATGGCGGGCGTGGTGATCCTCGACATCCTATACGACCCGATGCCCGCTGCGAAGCGCCCGACCGAGCGGCGTGCGCTAGGCGAGGTCGGCATTCCGAACGAGGGGGCCTCGCCCACGGGCAGCTCGTTCTACAAGACGTTGCTCGCGTGCCCGCGGGAGTTTGCGCTCGCGCACGTCGAGGGCATCCGGCCTGTGATCGAGCGCGACGAGCTGTCGATCGGGATCATCTTCCACCACGCGCTCATGGTGTACTACCGCGCGATCTACGAGCACCAACAGCGGTGCAAACCGGCCACGCGCTGTCCTGTCGGCAATGAAAAGCTAGCGCCCGAGTGGCAGCACTTCTTCTGGGGCAACCAGCGCGAGGCTGGCCAGGCTGCGTTTGCGTCCGTGCTGCAGCTCGCAGCAGAGCCTGGCTACACGGAGATCTACGAGACCGTCGAGCGCTGCCTTGAAGCCTATTTCGAGACCTATTGGCGCACCGACCGCTGGATTGTCGTCGCGGTCGAGGAGACGATCATTCGCAACGGGTTGCCGACGCCATGGAGCGCACGCCTCGATCTATTCATCCACGACATGAAAGACGACGGCCTGTGGATCTGCGAGCACAAGACCGCGAAGTTCATCAACGCCGACCTCATCGACAACTATGAGATGGACATTCAGATCCTCGGCCAAAAGTGGCTCGTGCAGCGTTGTGTTGATCTCACCGCGTACCCGCACTTCAAGGGCGTGCTCATCAACATCGTGAGCAAGGCGAAAACACCCAAGCTCGTGCGCACCCAGGTAAGCCCGAGCCCCGCGCACCTGCGCGAGTTCGAGAACACGCTCGCGAGCCTTCCCGTGCAGCGCAAGGTCTATGAGCGCCTCGGTTGGCCGAAGTTCCTCGGCCACTGCTCGGGCTACGCGCGCGGCTACTCGCGGTGTCAATTCTATTCGCTTTGCCATGACTACCCGGAAGTCACGCCCGCGCAGTGGCGCGGCTTCGATTTGCCGGAGGAGTTTGAACGTAAGGAGGTTGCTGTGCCCTAGTGCTTTGTACGGCACGGTTTTGCGCCGCACGGTACTGCACCGTCAGGTAGAAAGATGGATTCAAAAAGTTTCTGCCGCGGTTCTGTCAATCGTGGTTCGGTAGCGTGGGGTTCTGTGGAGTTAGTTTATGCAGCGTGATGTCTCCTAGCGTCATGTTTGGCTCGGTTCGGCTCTAGTTCGGTTCGACAAGACGAAGAAAAGGGTGGTTTTCAATGCAAAGAACAAGAATCAGTTTCGAGGGTGTGAGTCCGCTTCTACAGAATCGGATGTCAGAGGAACAGCTCATGGCGCTCTTTACGAAAGAGCCGAGCACGCGGCGCAAGTTCGAGGCGCCCAAGGACATTCGCGAGACGGCGCGAAGCAAAGTACACATGACCGAGGCAGGACTGCCCTACGTTCCGGCAGAGATGTTCATGTCGTGCTGCATCATCGCAGGTCGCTTTATCAAACTCGACGGCAAGCGGCAGATGTCGACAGCTAACTCGACGCTCCTGCCCGGCTTTCTCTCAGTCGAAGAGACGTTCTTCTACCTCGTGGACCCGCGACAGGGCGGCCCGGCCGAGTGGGCAACAGCTACGCAAACAGCCCCGGCGCAGCCAAAACACCCAGCTGAGTGGGAATCCGACATTCGACGTGGTGTGAGCAACAACGCAGGTGGAAGCGCCGTTGCCATCGTACGCCCCCGCTTTGATCGCTGGGGTTTCACGGTGACGTGCATGCTCGACACCGATCAGCTCAGTGAAGCAACTTTCCGCGAGCTGTTCGATATTGCTGGCTCGCGCGTCGGGATCGGCGACTTCCGTCCGATGCGCAAAGGCATTTACGGTCGTTTCAAGGTCACAGGCTGGCAGCGCATGGACGAGCTGAAGTCCGCATCATGAGCAGCTTGCTCGCCAAATGTCTGAACGCGCAGACGATCAACACCGATGGGCAACTGCCCTGGCTGCACTTCTTCGTGTATGGCGAGGGCGGAAGTGGGAAAACCACACTCTGCGCGACCTTTCCGCGTCCGCTGCTCCTCGTGCCGAAGATTGAAAACTCGGTCACGACGCTTGCAGGACAGGACGTGCCCTACCTCTTTACGGATGGCCGGAACGCGACCCTTCGCAATGGCTGCGGCGGCCTTGAAACCATCGTGGCGATGCTTGAGAACGAGTACACCGCGAACCCTCAGGCCTTCCCGTTCGATACGATCTGTCTGGAGTCGTTCTCGCACTACATCGAGATCTTCCAAGAGGAGCTGACGCAGGGCAACAAGACGGCCATGGACCAGCGCGGCTGGGGGTTGCTCGCCACCCACGTCCGCAACATCCAGGCCCGGCTGCGCGCGCTCGAAGTGCACGTGGTGTTCACGGCGCTCGCCAAGCTTGAAACCGACGCTGCCGGCCACACGCATGGCGGCCCGATGCTCCCGGGCAAGACGGCGGCGATGCTTCCGACCGCGTGTGACGTCGTTGCGTACTGCGAGGCCGGCACAGGCAAGGTGCCCATCTACAAGACGCACTTTCGCCGGCACAACCACTTCTTTGCGCGCACGCGCTTCAAGAGCCTGCCGGCTGCCATCGAAAACTGCACTTTCGAGAAGATGCGTCCATTCCTGGACGGATCTGCTCAGTAAATAGGGGGAAACAAATGCCAGAGATTGAATTCAACGCAACGCAAGGAACCGTGTTCACGCCGCTGCCCAAGGGCTCCTACACGGCGCTGATCGAAAACATCGAGTTCAGCAAGACCAAGGAAAAGAACAACCCTCAGATGTGTCTCATCATGCGGGTGTCGGGTGGTGAGTACGACGGTCGCGAAGTTCGCGACTGGATGGTCACCGGCGGCGAGAACGCGCACAAGTCGGGCTGGCGCATCGCGAACCTGCTCGAAGCAACCATCCCAGGCGAGTACGACGAGATCGAGACCGGGGAGCTGAACGAGAAGGGCAAGCCCCTTTACCGCTACAAGTTCAACACGGACCACCTGATCGGGGTCTCGGTGAGCTTCAAGGCGACCATCGAGGAAGACAACAAGGGCGAGGACCGCAACCAGTTCCGCTACATCGCCAAGACTGGCGCCACGGAGGCTGCCAAGGCTTCCGACGCCCAGACCCAGGCCGGCTTGCCCGCTGCGGTTGCGCAAACGCAGCCCGCACAAGCCGCGCCCGCCACACAGGCTGCGGCGCCTGCCACTTCGGGCCGTCGCGCTCGGCTGTCGGCCTAAGGAAACACCCCATGTCGAACCCCGAAGACGAGCCCGAGATGGACCTCACACCCGAGCAACAAGCCGCCTACGATCAAGGCGTCTTGGTGATTCGGCAAATCGCCGAGGCCATTTTGCCGTTTGCGCCCGAGATGACCGAAGCGCAGCTCAGCGGGCTCGCGATCGGGGCGCTCGAAGAACAGCAAAAGGTCATGCACGAGATCTTTCCAACGCTGTTCGGCGAGCAGGCGCACCACTACCCATCGATCCAGGTGTTGATCAAGGGCCCGAACGGCATGGAAGGCGCTGTCACCGCGCCCAAACGCCTGGAAGGTGTCGAGGATCCGCAGCCTGGCCTGCAGTGGGCATTCATGCAGGCGCTTCTGCTCTCACCGAGTGTGCGCGCCATCCTGCGCGTCTGGGGCTTCACGTACTCGTTTGCCCAGGTGCAGGCGGACGTGTCGAAGCCGACCGGCATCATCGTCAAGCACTGAGACCGCGTCGAGTCGGGGCCTCGCACAAGCGCCCCAAGTTTTTTTTCTCGGGGGAATCCAATGTCTCACACCTGCCATGCGCGCGGCTGCGTTCGGTCGTGCCTGCCTGAGTTTCTCATGTGCGGTAAGCACTGGCGCATGGTGCCCAAACAGCTGAAAGACGCTGTCTGGAAGCACTACCGCCCCGGGCAGGAGATCGACAAGGATCCGACACCTGAGTATTTGAAAGTCGCGCAAGACGCGATTGCTTGGGTTGCAGACGTCGAGGTCGGCGCGTGAGATCGATATGGCTATTGCCCGGGGTGGCGCGCGTGTTCAAGACGAAGCGTGCGGCTTTGGCTTTCAAGCTTGCGTGGAAGATCCGCGGCGAGCCGTCCCAATATCTACGTGCTCCGCGATTTATCAAGGATCCGCCCGCGCGCGTCGTGCGCCCGAAATATAGAAAGCCGGCGCCGGTATGAGCAACGAGCACATGCACGGCACCAACGACACGTGGTGCACGCCAGAGCCGATCTGGGGCCCGCTCGTCGAGCACCTAGGGCCGATCTCACTCGATCCCATGACGAATCCGCGCAGCAAGGTGCCTGCGAACGAGCGCTGGACTGACTGGGACGGCAACGTTGCACGGTTCGGGCTGATCAAGCGCAACGCCTACGAGCATTCGTGGGATAGCTACCCGTTCGTGTTCGTAAACGGGCCGTGGTCTGTGATGGCGCCATGGTGCAAGCAAGCCGCCGAGCGCGTGCATTTCAACCACACGGTGCTCCTTGTGCCTGTGCGCCCGACGGGCGGCGCTTGGCAGAAGTGGATCTTTCCGAACTTCGCGGTGCTCTGGCTCAACTTCCGCATCCAGTTCGACGGCGCCAAGGATCCTATCCCAGGCCACTGCGCGCTCTGCTACCGCGGCGATTCGCTGCGAGTATTCAAGCGGGCTTTCAGGGGCAAAGGCACGATCACCTGCCAAAGCGAGATGCTCTGATGTCGCACTTCAACGGACCGGACTACAACGCGCAGCTCGACGACGGGCGGCTGTCTGCGCAGCACGAGCGCGTCAAAGCGCTCATGCTCGACGGGGTTTGGCGCACGCTCGGCGAGATCGCCGCCGTGACGGGCGACCCGGAAGCCTCGATCTCGGCCCAGCTTCGCCACCTACGAAAGCGCCGGTTCGGCGCCTATGTCGTGCTGCTCCAAGCGCGCGGCGAGCGCGAGCACGGTTTGTGGGAGTACCAGGTGCTCCCGCCCACCGACGCCTCGATGCGTGCGGCGGAGGTCGCCGACATCGCAGACACCGCAGCGCGCGCGCTGTCCGTGAAAGAGCTGGAAGCCTCGCTGTTCATGCTGGAGGCGATCTATCCCATCGTGTGTATCGAACACCACGCGCACAAAGTCATCCTGGAGCGTCTTTTCTACTATCTCGAAGCGCGGTTCGAGCGCCGCACCCAGGTGAAAGCAGCATGACACCCGTCCAACTTGAGAGCCCTTACGCAGGCCACGTCCATCGCAACAAGGCCTACCTACAGCTCTGCATCCGCGATTGCTTTGAGCGCGGCGAGGCGCCATTCGCGTCGCACCAGCTCTATGTGGATGCGCTCGACGACGACATCGCGATCGAGCGAAAGCAGGGCATCGAAGCGGGCTTGATCTGGGGCAAGTTCGCCGAACGTACGGTGGTCTACACAGACTTCGGGATTTCGAGTGGCATGAAGCACGGAATCCTTGCGGCCGAGAAGCTTCGACGCCCGTGCATTTTTCGCACGCTGAAAGACTTCGACCGCGTCACGTTCTACACGGCGACTGACGAGCTGCAAGAGACAGACTGGCACGAGCTGCTCACACGCTGCCGGAGCGTGCGATGAGCCCGAACCGCCCGACGCGTTTTCCGATCTACACCGAGGCGCACGCCAACTGCAGCAAGTGCGAGCTGCAACCAGCCTGCGAGGACGGCAAGGTCGTACAGGCCTACCAGCCGGCCAGCGACGCGCCTTTCAACGGTATCATGATCGTGGGCGAGGGTCCCGGGCATCACGAGGTCATCCAGGGCCGCCCGTTCGTGGGACCTTCCGGGCGCTTGCTCCGTGCGATTCTCAAGTCGCTCGGGGCTGATCTCGACGCTTGCTACATCACCAACGCAACGTTGTGCCGACCGCCTATCACGGCATCGGATGACAAACGCTCGTTCATGCAGAAGTTCCCCCGCGCGGTGCACAGCTGCCTGCCGCGCCTGGAGCTTGAGATCACTGCTGTCCGCCCGCGCGTGATCCTCGCGCTCGGGGCACAAGCCCTGGCTGCGCTCACGGGCTACGAGGAGCACTACACGAAGCTTCTGCCCGCGCCGCCGTGCGAGACGTGTAAGGGCGGCCATGTGCTGAAAGACGGTGGGGAGACGCCGCGCAGGGTGGTCGGCGTGCAGTGCTCCAAAGGTGAGTGCAAGCACCGCATTCTCTTGCCGCCCCAGTTCGAGGGAAAGAAGGTCAAAGGGCTCGATCTGCCCGATATCCTGCCCACGGATTGCCCCAAGTGCGGCGCGACCTTGCAGCGGCTCACGGTGCGACAGATCCCGTGCCCGACCTGCGGCGGCCTCAAGCGCGTCGAGACGCCACTTGTGAACTTTCGGTGGGACTACCAGCTCGGCGAGGTCGCAGGGGCTGTCATCGATGCGAGCAAGCACGGGTGGGAGACGTGTGGCGTGCGGTACGTGATCGCGACCTACCACCCCTCGTTCTTGCTTCGACCTCCGCCCAGCTCAGGCACGGGCGAGGACAAGGCCATGGGCGGCCAGTACGCGGCGCCTTGCGTTCAGAAGCACATGAAAAAGTCGCTGCGTCTACTCACCGAGGACGCGGACTGGTCCACAGGTTTTGAGGTCACAGACGAGTCGGACCACACAGACGCTGCGGCGCACTTGCTCGACTACATCTACGGCGACCCGGCAGTCACCGAGTTCACATGCGATATCGAGAGCGAGGGCTGGGGCTCCGAATACGTCTGCCAGGTGTGCGAGACGAAGTCTGGGATCATCCGCACCGCACCACCGACCGAGCTGTCCGCCGAGCTGCACCATTGCGAGACGTGCACAACCGCCGCGAACGCAGTTTTGCGGGCGGAGAACAAGGAAGAAACGGGCCCGCTGTTCACGCAGCACGTGCCGATCGTAAAAGAGCTGGACGCCCGCAAGATCGCCGAGGTGTCGAAGATCAAGATCCTGGGGTTCGCGAGCCGTAAGCGTGGCTATTCGTTGGTCACAGACACGCGCACGCTCGACCCTGACAATACAAGCGACCCGCTCTATCAGGCCATCGTCAAGGTGCTCACCGACACGACCTTGCGCATCTGCTTTCACCACGGCAACTACGACGTGCCGGCGCTGTACAAGCTCTGGGGCATTGAGGTCAAGAACTACACAGACGACACGCTGATCCTGCACCACGATCTGTACCCGGACGAAAAGCACTCGCTGTCGCACGTCGCATTCGAGTTTACCGATGTCCACGCGTGGAAGCCGCCCAAGAAACTTCACAACCGACTCGCGCACGAGTCGTTCGAGGAAGAGTGCGCGTACAACGCACGCGACACGATGCTCACGGACGACTCGCTCCAACAGATGAAGCTCAAGCTTGCCCCGAAGCACCTCGATAAGGTCTACGCCATCGACATGCAGCTGCAGCAGCAGGCTGTTGAGATGTGGCGCAACGGGATGTACGTCGACAAAGACAACGCCATCCGCATCGGCCAGGAGGCAGTCGACCGCGAGCTACGCCTGCAAGCCGAAATGCGCAAGCTGCTCAAGTGGGACAACTTCAACCCGCGTTCTGCCACGCAGCTGGCTGAGGCGCTGTTCGATCGCTTTGGCTACACGCCCTCGAAGATGACTGAGGGTGGCGCGCGCTCGACCGCGAAAGAGGTCGTGCTGCGGCTCACAGACAGCCCCTTTAAGCGCCTCGTGCTCGACCACAAGGATGCCGTGGCCACGCTGGCTAACTTCTTCGAGGTGGTAGACAACCGCGCCTACCCGGGGCGCAGCCTGCGCATCTGGAACGACCAGCGCATCCGCGCGACGTGGAAAGCGTACGGCGCACGCACGGGGCGTTTCTCGTCCAATCCCAACTTTCAAAACTGGAAGGCGTGGCTCAAGGCACTCGTGACCTGCGCGCCAGGCCGCAAGATCGTGGGTGCCGATTACGACCAGCTGGAGCTGCGCATTCTTGCTGCCCTGAGCGGTGATCCTGTGCTCATGGAAAAGTGTCTGAACGCCGACGAGAACGACAAGCTCAACCCGGACAAGGACCCGCACAGCTACGTGGCGTTTTTCGCGTTCGGCAAGCTGTTCACGGATCTAGACAAGAACGACCCGGCGCACGACAAAAAGAACGAGCGCTGCAAGTGCCAGAAGTGCGAGCGCAAGGCCCTGCGCGATATCTGCAAGCGTGTGATCTACGGCATGAACTACGGCGCGGGCGACGAGACCGTGCTCGAAGCCATCTATTCAGGCGGGTACAACGGCCCGCCCATCTCGCTCGACATGATCGGCCGCGTCCGCAAGGCCATCTACACCGCGTTCAGTGGGATCAAGGCCTACCAGGAAAAGCTCTACACCGACGCCGTCAAGAACAAGGCGATCTTTTCGCCGCTGCTCGGCCGCCGTCGGATCTTCCCGCTCGGCGATGTGCCGTTCACCGAGATCCTCAACTTCCCAATCCAGTGTCTTACCGGCGCGACGCGCGTTCTCACTGATCGCGGCTACCAGACGCTCGAAAGTCTCAACGCGCTCACGCAAGCACATACGGGCAGCGAACAGGTGCAAGCACGGGTGCTCTCGAAGGGCGCGGAGCAAGTTTGGCGTGTGACGCTAGACAACGGGCAGCAAATCGAAACGAACGAGGGTCACTATTTGCTCGGCACGAACGGCTGGCTCGCGACGGGTGAGCTGCAGCCTGACACACTGATCGCGCAACCACTTGCACGAGAGCAGCCAACGCGCCGTGACATGACGGCAGGTTTCGGGCGGGACCCGGACACGTTCTACTGGCTCGGCTACTACGTCGGCAACGGTTCTTGGGATACCGACGATGCGATCAAATTCGCGTTCGGTTCGCGTGTGAAGCGGCAACACCATAGTGAATACGCCACCAAGTTCCTGGAGTGGGCGCGCTTGCACGAGCTTGCACCGCAAAAGCCGCAGATCGAGCTAAACCTTACTTGCGTGACGTTGCAGAACCACGCGGCGCGCGAACTGTTCACAAGTCTCGGCGTTATGCCCGGGGCTGGCGCGCATCAAAAGCGGCTTCCGGAAGCTGCGTGGGCGGGCTCGATTGCGGAGCGCAAAGCCTTCTTGGTCGGGCTGCTCGATGCCGACGGTTCGCTTGCGACAGACCCGCCCAACATCACGTTGTGCAACCGCGCTTTGCTTCAGGACGTGCAGCTCCTACTGCGGACGGTCGGGATTCCGAGCCGCCTGTACGGGCCCTATGTCGCGGATCGTGCGGGTCACCTGGCGTGGCGTCTCACGATTCCAGGGACGCTGCTCACACGACTCGGGTACGGGCAAGCGCAGCGTGTGCGGTACCCGAATGACGTGTCACTGGATCCGACCTCTATTGCGGAGTTTCTGGATACGTTCCCCAAGAATCCGTTCAGTTTTTCGACACAGCAAAGCATGTACATGCTCTGGCGGCGGATCTCAGAGGGTGGTTTCACGAACCCCCACACGCTTTTACGCATGTGGGAGGCGCTCGACGCAACACCGACCCAACCGATTTACGCTTTCCATGCGGTGCGCAGCGTCGAGCGTTTGGATCGCGCGGCGCCGATGTTCACGCTTCACGTTGACCACCCACTCCATCGTTACGACAGCGCTGGCGTGATCAGCAAAAACTCAGGCGGCGCAGACATCATGAACCAGCGCAATCTTATCTTCGGTGGCGAGGTGCGCAGCATCGATCCCACTGCGATGTACATCGCCCAGGTGCACGACGCCGTCTACTACGAAGTCGACGAGCAGCGCGCGCCCCAGGTCGCAGACCGTATGACCGAGGTCCTCACCTGGGATACCGCGATGTACGAAGGCGGCCCCGTGATGCACTTCAGTGCGCAGGCGTCCATTGGCGACACCTGGAAGGCGGCAGCATGAAAGGCGCATGCCGCGGTTGTGGTTGCCAAGTGAGCCACCCTGACGATGTGATCTGTGCGGCTTGTGAGGGTCGCCGGCTCGCCTCCAAAGCTCAGATCGATGCGCTCATGCGCAAGGACACGGACGATGAAAACAAGAAAGATCGAGTGCAAGAACGCGCAGGCGCGGAAGAAGTATCAGGTCGTGGTCGAGTACAAGAGACGATCCTCGTCGGCCACACCGGACAGTACCTCACCCGAGACAAAGGGCCCTTCGCCGCAGTCGTCATCTGCGTTCATGAGGACGGATCCTTCGACCTCCAAGTGACTCTGCCGTCGCGCAAGCAAAACCGGCACTTCTTCTACGCCGAGCGGGTGCGCACGACCGGCGAGTTCCACCACTTCAGGAGGGTTTGATCATGAGTCACTACATCGTTTCACTACCAGTCGTCGGGCGCATTGAAGCTGTCATCGAGGCGGAGAACGCAGACGAAGCTCGCGCCGCAGCATGGGCGTTGTTCGAGGCGGACGGCGAGGACGGCTTCGAGGAAGTCGAGGTCAAAGCCCAGGCGATGCTCGGCGCCACGGTCACGATTGCAGACGTCGGGGTCGAGTTGACCGAGATCGACGAGGGCGACGATGACTGACACCTGCCAGGAGTGCGGTGCGGCCGTGCCCGCCGGGCTTGCGGTATGCGAGGCCTGTTTCCGGGGTCGGGGCCTGTACCGCATCGATGAGCACGGCGAGGGTAAGCCGCCGTGGGATGTGCAGCGCAAGGCCCAAATAAAGCAGCCCCCCGGCGACCAAACCGAGGGGCTCAAGGACAGACATCCCACTGAAGCGATGCCAACGGAGCCTACCAAAGCTCTGCTGTCGCCGCAATGGCGCCAAGAGGTTATCGGACTTCTGCGCGCGCAACAGCTCGAAATCACACTCTTGATCGCAAAGCTCGAAGGGATGGACGCCCATGTTTGAAGACGAAGAAACGGACGAGCTGCAGCTCGACGACCCGGAGCCTGTTGAAAGCCCTGCCAATCTGGCGTTTTCGCCGAAACAGAAGGCCGCGCTCGATGTGCTCTTGAACACCCGAGACAACGTGCTTCTCACGGGCGTCGCAGGCTGCGGTAAGAGCACCATCATCCGCGAGTTTTTGCGGCAGATGGCTTTGCGCAAGGCGGAGACAGGCACGGGGCGCCTGCCCGTGGTGTGTGCACCGACCGGCATCGCGGCCCTCAACGTGGGCGGCACGACGATCCACAAGCTGTTCGGGCTCGGCATCGACTTCGACGTGACGCGGCCCAAGCTCAGCAATCGCGCGCTCGGGATCCTCGGCTACATCGACACGATCATCATCGACGAGATCTCGATGGTCCGCTCGGATCTGTTTCACATGATGGACATCGCGCTCAAGCGCGCGAACAGCAACACGCGCCCGTTCGGCGGAACGCGGATCATCATGGTGGGCGACCCGTACCAGCTGCCGCCCGTCGTAAAGCGGCAAGAGGCGCAGTTTCTAGAGACGAACTACGGCACCGCGGCGGGCTGGTGTTTTCTCTCGCCGCAATTCGAGACGCTCAACCCTCGGGTGTTCTACCTGCAGGACTCGTTTCGACAGGCCGATACAACGTTCGTTGACCTGCTCAACCGCGTGCGAGACAAGGACCTGAGCGCGGTCTCTGCGCTGAACGCCATCGCGCGCAGCCACGAGCTTGCGCCTGAGACGGTGCCCTGGCTGTGCTCCTACAAGGCGGACATGGACGTCCGCAACTACAAGATGCTGCGCGCGCTTGACGAGCAAATCGGCACCATCCGGCCGGATCTGGAAGGCGACACTAGCTCGGCGCCGAAAGAGATTCTCGAACCCGTCGAGCTGGCCATCGGCGCGCGCGTCATGATTACCAAGAACGCACAGGGTTGGGAGGGTGCGCCGCCGGAGTACGTGAACGGCTCGCTCGGCTGGGTCGAGGACTTTTCGGCGACCGCCTACGTCTGGAAGAAAGACGATGACGGTAACTGGGCGAAGTCGCCCAAAGACGCCATCGGTGTGCGGCTCGACAGCGGCGTGGTAGTGAACGTGCCTGCGTTCGAGTACGAGCTGACGAAGCTGGAGCCGAACAGCAAGACGGCTGAGCTTGAAAAGGTTCGCGTCGGCGCTGTGCGGCAGTACCCGTTGACGCTGGCCTGGGCCATCACCATCCACAAAGCCCAAGGCATGGGCTTCGATGCCGCAGTCGTGAACCTCGGCGAGCGCGGCGCCTTCGCACACGGGCAGGCCTACGTCGCGCTGAGCCGACTCAAGAGCGCGCAGGGCCTGTACTTGCGCCACCCGCTCATGAAGCGCGACCTTCAATGCGACGCGAACGTGCCGAAGTTCCTGGCCCCTTACGCGGTAGGTGCGTGATGGCAAAGTTCGATATCACGGCGCACGTGACGATCTCGATCTACAAGACGGTCGAGGCCAAGAACGAAAAGCAAGCGCGCACCAAAGCGCTGGAGCTGGAGTTGCCGAACCTGTGCCACCAGTGTGCGGGGGCAGGCGAAGGCGATCCTGATGTCTGGGAGCTGACTGGCGAGCTGGACGGCGAACCGCAGATCCAGAAAATTGAGGCGATGTGATGCCGCCCACAACGCACTGCGCTTGCGGCGTCGAGCTGCCGACGCACATCGCCAAGCACGTGCCGACGCGCGTTCGCTACGAGCACACGTGTTCGTGCAGGCGGCGCTGGAAGTACGTCGATGCCGTCTGGGTACAGAAGATCGGCGAAGGCGGCCTGTTTCATGGCAACCGCGCATGAGTGACAAGTTGCGCGTTCGGCCGTGGACGGTGAAGCGTGAGCAAGCGCTCGCGTTTGTAGGTCAAGTTCACCGTCGCCGACCTCGCGTGCAAGGCGCGATGTGGTGCGTGTCTGTTCGATGCGGATCGGAGATTGTTGGTGTTGCACTCGTGGGCTGGCCAGCCATGGCGTGGACGGACGGTGAGATCGACACACTCTGCGTTCTGCGCGTTGCCGTCAAAGAGGGCTTCAAGAACGCGTGCTCGAAGCTCTACGGGTCGTGCTGGCGTGCCGCACGGGCGATGGGCGCAGAGAGTATGGTCACGTACACAGACCTCGACGAGCCGGGGACGTCGTTACGCGCCGCTGGCTGGGTTGAGGATGGCACGACCGCGGGTGGTGAATGGACCAGGCCATCGCGTCGAAGGAAGGGCGCCGTAAACGCCGATCCGAAGCGCCGTTGGTGGGCGCCCGGGAGCGCGCGCATTCCGGCGCGTGTTGGGAGCAAAGCATGACTGCGCGAAAGCCCGTGCCCCTTCCGCCGCCGAGCGCGCACCACCCTGATGCGTGGTTGAAGCTCGCCGAGGCTGCGCCTTACTTGCGCATGACGCCCGGCGAGCTGCGCAAGAACGTGGCGAAGGGTCTGATCAAACCAGATGGTGTGGGATCACACAGCACGTGGCTTTTCAAGGTCCGAACGCTTGACCAGTTTGTGACAGACCGTCTGAAGCGCTACACCGACTCTATCCAGGAGTCGGACAGTGCGAATCAAAACGACCAAAACCCGGTTCTCGGGCGTGTACAGCGCGGACGAGCGGCCAGGGTTCTACCGAGTGTGGGGACAGACCGAGGACAAGAAAACGGGCCTGAAGCTGACGCTCGACAAGATCATCGAAGCGCGGAGCCCGCTCGACGCGAACCGGCAGCGGACAGAGCTGCTCGCAAAGCTCGACGTGCGGGAGCAAGAGAAGACACGAAAGCGCCTGTCCGATTACGTGGAATCGTGGCTGCGTACCAAGCTGCCAAAGGTAAAGGCGTCGACCGCTAGCCTCTACGCGACCGTGATCGACGAGCACATCCTTCCCGTGCTCGGCGACTTCTACCTCGACGCCATCACGCGAGACGACGTGCTCGACTGGCGCGACGCGATGAGCGCAAAGCAGCTCCTCGACCCGGTGGGCCGTCCTGTGTTCAACGTAGATGGCACGCCGCGCCTTCCGCAGCCCGTCACCGTGAACGGGCGCTACCGCGTGCTCAAGACGTTGCTGCTCGATGCTGTGGTCGATGAGAAGCTCGACCGCGACCCGACCTCGCGCGTGTCCGCCATTCGCGAGAACACCGCGACGGGCGAGGACACGGACGAGGGCGGCGGCAAGAGCATCACCGCGGCCGAGCTTGCCTCGCTGCTCACCCAAGCCCAGGCCGCGACGCCGGGGTGGTACCCGTTCTTTTTCGTGCTCGCGTTCACGGGCTTGCGCTTCGGCGAGATCACGGCGCTCAAGTGGCGCGACCTCGACGAGGACGCCGGCAAGCTCTGGGTCCGGCGCGCGCAGTGGAAGGGCATCGTCGACACGGTCAAGAACAACAAGCCGCGCACGGTGCCCCTCATGCCCGAGCTGCTCGCCGTGTTCGAGCAGCACCGGGCGGCCCAGCATGCCGCGATGACCAAGCGCCTGAAGCGACAGCGCGTGCCCGACCTCGCGTCTGCCAACCCCGGGGACTGGATCTTCCCCTCGCGGCAGCCGGGCAAGCTCCTGCACAGCACAGCTCCCAGGAAGCCCCTCGCGCTCGCTACCTCAAAGGCGGGCGTCGAGCCAGGATTTACAATTCATGGCTTCCGCCACACCTTCAACAACCTGGTCCGCCAGGTCGCCGAGCTGAACGGCCAGACCATCGTGCTGCAGGCCATGACGGGCCATTCGAGCGACCAGATGACCGAGCACTACAGCCAGGTGGGCATCGAGGAAAAGCGCCGTGCGGTGGGCGGCCTTCTGCGCCTGGTCCAGGGCGGCGCTCCGTAAAGTTTGGAACGGGTTTGGAACTTGGTGCTTTCGGGGGCTCGGCTGAAAAGCAAAAACCCCGCTTTTGACGGGGTTTTTTGGTCGGGGTGACGGGATTTGAACCCATGACATCTAGCTCCCAAATACTCCCGACGGCCCCAGAACCATTGCGAGTTTTCGAGCTAACTCCCGGGAATTTCGCGGTTCTGCTGGCCCAGTCTGCGCCGTGCTGTCCCAGGCTGTTCCAAGCGTTTCCGGTCAGAAGTTTGGAACTTTTTTGGAACGTCCAAGGGTCACGGCCTGTCGCCAGTGAGGTCGGGTTGGTACCGTGAGACGCCGCTCTTTGCGACCACGCCGACACGCCGCTTGAGGCCCATCTTCCGGGTGAGGAATCGAACGCGCACCGTCCTGTCGTTGACCGAGTCGAGGATCTCCACGGGGATCGCATTCACGCCTCGGTAAATCCAACCTTTGACCATTGTCATTGCACCTTTCTGTTGCGTTCCTGCTCGGCGACGATGTGCTGGCTACGTCCTGTGTCCTTGGCGATCTGCTCCCAGGTCGCGCAGCGGTCCTTGCACAGCCAGATGCGGCGCATGCCGTACTCGTCGCAGCTTTCGATCAGCTCGCCGATGGAGGCCCCGCACTTGTCGCAGCGCTTGGTGGTGCGCGTCATCGAGACAGCGATAGCGCAGGTCGCTGCGTCTTGGGAAGGGCAATGCCGCACCAAGGGCAGTACGCGATCAAGCGTTTCGTGCCGCCCATCTCCACCTGCCACGCCCAGTTGCCGGCGAAAGCTGTGACACGCAGGTGCGTGGTTGCACCGGGGCAGCACGTGTGGGGGGCGGGCTTCGCAAGCGGGTTGGCGCGGGTCCTCATGCGTTGCCTGTGTGGCAGACGTTGAAAACGCTGGTTGGCGTCACGACCGCAGTGGTACCCGGGCTGAGGGTCTCGCCCAGCCTGTGTTTGTGCTCGGTCCATGCGTGCGTGATGCTCGGCATGCCTTTCATGTCCGCGAGCGCGACCAGCTCCTCGTAGGAGATGACGCGGCCCGCTTCGCACGAAACCTCTTTGCCGTTGATGCGCACTGGCTCGGGCCCCTCGCCCCCATTAGACCGAGGGCACCTGGCAGCCGGGCGCACCGTCGGGGGTGGGGGAAGGGATTCCCGCCGACCACTTGGTGTTGCAAACAAAAGCCTAGGCCCGAAGGGCCCGGCCCGTCAAGGCTGCCCAGGTCTCGTGTTACTATTGGAGGATGTCGAACCCGCGCACGTTGAACTTTCGGATCGATGACGAGCTGTACCAACAGCTGTCGGATGCCGTTGCCGAGCACGGGGGCTCGCAGTCGCTCGTGGCACGGCAGCTCTTGCGGGCGGCGCTGAACACACCCAAGACGCGCGCTGTCGCAGCCGAGCTTACCTTTGCGACGGTCGCCGCACAGAAGCGCGCGCTCAACCGCGTCACCGAGATCGTGCAAGCGTACTTGCCCAAGCTGATCGCCGAGGAAACTTCTGGAATGGGTTAGGATGGATCGTATGTCCCAGGCCGCCGTCCAGAGCCCGCCCCGCACTTTGCGCGTCAGCCCGAGCACGACTCTCGTGCCCGCCGCCGGTGCGCCGCGGATGGTCTCTCGGAGCCCGGGACAACCCCTTCCTGCGCCGGCTTCCTTCAAAGGGATGCCGAGCGCTCCGTACCAGCTCGTGCAGGGCGTTCCCGGATCGTGGCGCGGCATTGTGCAAGCAACGTTGCTGCGCGGTGTGCTGATCGGGGGCGGCCTTTACATCGCGGGCGTGCGTTCGCCGACGCAACTCGGGCTCGGGGCGCTGGCGGCGAGCGGCACCCTCTCACTCCTTCAGGTGGCAAGTCATGCAGCAAGGGCTCGGTAACGTCGTTCCGCTCGGTGCAGATGCTGCCGCGAACATCCCGGAGGGCTCGCCGCCGACGAGTTACGCCGCCTACGCGGTTGTGACGGGCGAGCGTGGTGCGTTGTTACGCTTCGCCGGCTTCACGCTTCTGCGCAGCCTGATCATCGCGCCCGGCGTGGCGCTCGCGGGCGTGCGCGGACGGCAGCTCGTGTGGGGCAGTCTCGCGGCGTCGGGCGTGATCAGCGCAGCTGCGCTCGGGTATGCCTACGCGAGTCGGAAGATGGCTCAGCCCAGCTCGGCGGACGTGTTGCAGCCGCTTCCGAATCCGCCGCCGCCCACGCCTGTCGACACGACTGGTGAGACGGTGTCGCAGCAACCTGCGGCCTCGACTCCGGGCGTCCAGGGCGCTTGGTAGCGTGGAGCACCTGCTCGACCAGCTGGCGTCGACAGGGCCGCTCGGGGTCGTGGCAGTCCTTGCGATCTGGACCTGTGGGCAGCTCTACCGGCAGCTGATCGCGTGCCAAGAAAAGCGCGTCACCGATATCGAGCGCGTCGTGACTGTGGTGCACACTCTCACCGAGGGTTTGAATCAGAACACCGAGGTGATGCGTGACACGCTCAAAGAGCTGCGGGACCGCAGCCGGGGGTAGTCATGACCGAGCGCCCACCGCCGCCGCCCGAGAAGGAAAAGACGTCGCTGTGGCCGCTGCGCTTGCGCAAGGGCAGCTCGACGCACCCCGCTGTCGAAGCCGAGGCCAAGCTGGAGGAAGCGCTCGCGGCGCTCAAAGCGGCCAAGGACGAAAACGATGCGATGTACCGCGAGTTTTTCAGCGACGATGACGACTCCGGGGAGGGCACCGCATGAGCACGCTCGCGTTCGTGCGTCTCGTGCTGCCGGCGCTGTTCAGTCTCGCGGAAGATCTGTTCGCGCTCACCGAGGGTGACGCCACCGCAGCTGTGCTGGAGATCGAGGACTACCGAGCGCAGATCGCCACGCGTGTCGCGGCTCGAAGGAAGCCTCCACCCCCGTGATACGATTTTTCCATGGCCAACATCGACCCCAAAACCGTCTCCGACGCCGCCATCGAGACGTGGCGCCAAACCGCTCCCGGTGGCCCGGGGTATGACTCGGCGCGCAAGTGCTACTGCTGGGGCTTCCGGCCCGCGTACAAGGCCCAGCCGATTCAGATCATCGGTCTCGGCGCGCTTGGTGGCGACAAGTGGGGCTTTCTCGCCACGCAATGGTCGATCTGTCCTGACAACACAGGGGCGTGCGCGTGCGCAGCGCCGCCACCCCCACCCAAGTGCCCGACCTGCCCCAAGTGCCCCAAGTGCGCAGCGCCGCAGCCCGCGGTGCACTGCAAGACGTGCCCGGTCTGCGCAGCGCCGCAGCCTCCGCCGGCCCAGGCTGCGCCGCCCATGCTCGCACCCACGCCAGTCGCAGCGCCCCCCTCGAAGTGGGGCGTCACCATCGGTTGGCTCGTCGGCGCCGCGGTGGTTGGTGGCGGCGGGTACTTCATGTACAAAAAGGGCGCCTTCGGGAAAGGCAAGCGGCGATGAAACGCAAAAAACTCTGCCCTCACGGGGTGTCGAAGAAGACGGGTCGCTGTCTCAAACACAAGCGACGCGCGCCGGTGAAGCGTACACCTGTGCGACGCAGCTCGGGCTCGGGCTCGGGCTCGGGCTCGTTCATGACAACAGATCCAGATGTGATCGCGGCGTTGCAGAGCGCGGGCTGCAGCTACAATCGTGTCACGGGCATGTGGAAGTGCTGAAAACACGCGACAAGCGCACAGGGCAGTACGCGCACAACAAGATGGAAGTGCTCTGCGTGTGTGGCCATCCGCTCGCGGTTCATGCAGCCGAAGTGGTCGGCGGCGCGCGCCCATGTTTCTCGGGCGATTTCACGGAAGAGGGGCACTGCGAGTGCGAGCGCTTCCGAAAGAAGCGCTGATCACTTCGAGGGCTTGGCGTTCGGGATTCGCGTCTGGTGCAGCTTGAGCTTGGTCTCGTGCACGGCGCCGACACCGAACAGCCGGTTGGGCGTGCCGCCCCGGCGCACAGTCCGTGCGACCCACCAAAAGCCGACGCCGATCGCGATCGTTCCTAGCCCCAGCAGACCCCAGAGCCACTTGCTTGACGTGCTCGTGTTCTCCCAGGTCGTGCCGAGACCTCGGAGCCCCGAGAACTTCTGGCCGTTGATTGAGCCGTAGTCGCCGGTGAGTGCGAAGACCCCCCGGCGCCAGGTCTGGAGCTGTTTGGCCAGGCCCTGCAGCGCAAAGGGGTTCGACTCGGCGGCCTCGATGTTCAGGTCGAGCTGGGCGCCCATGTTCTGCAGGCGCTGTTTGCCTGCAGCTTGCTCGTCACTCGTCGGGACGAACGCGGCCAGGCGCTGCAAGCCATCCGTAAAGGCTGCGCGCAGGGTGGCTGCGTCGTTGGGCAGAAGCTCGTTTGGCGCTGCCGCAGACGCGGGGAAGGTCTCGCTCGTGTTGCTGCGGTAGTCCGGCATGCCACCCAGTCTACTACGCGACCAGGCGGTTTCGCTCGGCGATGGTCGAGCCCCGAAATGCTTGCTCTAGGCGCACGGGAACAGCCTGGGCGTGGGCCCAATCGTCCTTGTTCGAGAAGGTGTGCCCGGAGGTGAGCCCCTCCGCTTCGACCGCAGCGATGAGGTCGCGCTTGAATGCAGCGCTCGCGTTCCAAAGGAGCTTGCGATCGACGATATCGACGGCGCCGCCGTACTCGTGCATGGAGTCGGAAACACCCGTACCGACCTGCACGAGGTGCGCCACACGCACAGGGCTGCGATACGCCTCGAACACGACTGCGTCATGCCCTCGCGCGCGCATGTACTGCATGACGCGTTCGATCTTGTCTGCGAACGCGGGCAAGACACCTGACGGATCGCGGTAGATGCGATCGCCCCACTGATCGAGGCCGGGCGGCCGACCCCACGTCCAACGCGGTCCAGCTGCTTTGCGCCATAGCCACGTAGCAAGGGTCACAACCCCCACCATCCCTGCGATTGACCCGGCCCACAGCCAGCCGCTACGACGCGTCACCATGCTCCGAGGATACATGGCCGTCAGTGGTATTCTGATGTCAATGGTGAGTCAGGCCGCCGTCGACTTTCAGCCCGCGCAGATCACGACTGCGGACGGTGCGACAGCCTATGCGCTCACGCCCGCGGATGTCTTGCTCGCAGCGCGCGCGGTCTCCTACGAGTCTAAAAAGGCGACCGATCCGGCAAAAGTCCTCTGGACGCTCACGCAGCGCTGGGTGCGCTGGCAGTGCATCGGCAAGCCCATGAGCTTCAAGGCTTCGACCGAGGGCTTTTCGCAGCCGATCAATCCTGCGTGGCGCGCAGGCGGCGCGAAATGCCAGCAGTACCCGGCCGACTGCAGCGCGGCGGCGCTCGCACGACGTGAGGCTGCCGCCGTAGCGACCTGGGACGATCTGCTCGCGCGCGACGATGCTGAGGGTCTCAACGCGGTCGCAGCGACCCGTCTTTGGGCGCAAGCACGCTTGCCGAACCCTGTGCCAACAGTGACCAACTTCGCCGTGGCCTCGGTCGCCGCCAATTACCTTTCTGCGAATCCGGCGAGCCGACTCTACGAGAAGGACGAAGACGGGCACTGGTACATCATCGACCCGCCTGCGACGCGCTGGCCGCTCAATTTTGTGACGATGGTGTCGCCGACAGGCGCGCGCGCAGGCCCCCTCGAAGGTCCTCGCACGATGCTGCGGCACGCGGCCGATTCGTTCTGGGACGCGTTCAGTTTTCGATCCTATTGGTAAAGGGGCCTGACGAATGAAAAAGCTCACGGCAAAGCAGAAGCTTGCGCTCAAGCGTGTAGGGTGGGGCGCCTTCGCCGTCGGCACCGTCATGGCGGCGCGCGAGCTGTACCTCGCGCTCGGCCCGTGGCGGGATCAGCGTCGCGCGACCTTCGAGCAGGCCGCCGCACGTGCTTCCGCAACGCACAAGCAACTGATCGTGCTCGGGGACCCCGAGGGCACGCTCAGCTCTCGCATTCTGGGCCGATCGTGGCAGTGCGGCGCCATCTGCATCGACCCCAAGGGCTGCAGCCAGTGCGGCGGCCCGAGCGAGCATTCGATTCAGGGCCAGCCGCTCGATGTTTTGCGCACGATGGGCACAGGGAGCGCGGTCATCTACGACTCGGGTTTGTTCGCCAAGGCGGACGATCCCCAGGCACTCGCTGCCGAGATGGTGCGCGTGTCTGGCGGCGACATCTACATGTTCGACGTCAACAGGTTCTCGCTCACCTCCGTGTTCGAGCCCGGCCGACGCCGCATCATGCAGGCTTTGCCGCCGACCGATCCGCAGATCGCCTGGAAGCCCTTGTGGTGGCAGAAAGACCCGGGCGCCCACAGCGAGGCGCTGAAAGGTCTCGGAAGGGGCACCCGCGGTGCGCAGGGTCTCGGCACGGTGATCTGGGAATACTACGAGTAACTCCCCGATCCCGCAGGGATCAGCCTCCGCCGAACGCGTGCTCGGTCGCCAGCGGGTAGGCGTACTGCACATCGTACATTGCGCGCCCGAGCGGATCGGCGCCGCCGAGCGCCAAGGTGTACTGCGAGGTTGCGGTGCCCTCGTCGAACAGCGCACCGTCGAACTCGCGCGTCAAGCTCTGCGCTGTCCAGCAGTGCGATGTCAGTCCCGCGACGGCGTTGTGGATGTCCATCATGGAAGCTGTTTGTGCGAGCGCCTGTGCGTTCGAGATCGCGGCGTAGTCGAGCGTGATCGCGACGATTGCACCAGTAAACGGATCGTGACCACCCGCGTAGCCACAAAGCAAGGGCAGGGGGCTCGGCACGAACGGATCGCCCCCGCTGATCACGGAGATCAATGTGCCGTTGCAGAATGAGGCGTAGTTGCCCGAACCGTCGTAGGTGAAATGCAAGATCAGGGGGTGGTTCGCGATGCCTGAGGCGTTGCAGTCGATACCGAGCTGCGCGCCGCCCGTACCTGTGCCCCAGGTCATGATGTACGAGGTGATCCTGCGATCGACGACGTTCTTGGTGAGCTGAAAGCCGGCGTCGACACCGGGATCGTTGCCGAAGATCCACTCGTCGTCGTCGGTGAGGTCGGTGCCGATCGGGAGGATGAAGGCCATGAGCGTCATCGCACCATTGCCGGGTACCGAACCTGAGCCTGCGGGGCCCTGCAGGAAGGCGCCAGATGCGAATTCCCCGAGCGTGATGAACTGCGTTTGTTGGGTCTGCATGTTCGGGGTCCTTTCAGGTGATGTTGACGTAACGAGGGCTCGAATACGCCACGTCTGAGACGTAACGAATCGTGGGTAGTCCTGCGTTCGCGGTGAGGGTGATGGGCGATCCTGCGCCCGAGTCGGTGAGCGCGAGCGGGATGCCGCGCGTGGCGTTGTCGGCCGTCGACCACGCATGGTCGAAGAACCCTGCACCCGTAAACTGGTGCGCAGACATGCACGCGAGCGCGTGCTGCTCGACCTCGCTTGAGGAAAGTACAGCGTTGTTGAGCGCTGCACCGAGGATGGCTGTGTTGATGGTGGCTGCAGGGCCTGCGATGCCGCCCCCGAGCAAAATTGGCGATGCGCCCGCCGGGACGAACGGGTGCGCGAGCGTGAACGACACCGCAAGTCCGCCGTTCACAAAAGCCGCAAGGTTTGTACCCATCGTCAGCACGAACGTGAGCACGACGGGGCGGCCCGCCACGGTGCCGGCTTCGAGTGAGACGTCGAAAAGTTCGGCTGGGTGGGTGCCCTCACCCAACTGAATGGCGAAGTCGACATACCCATCGGCGACGCCGCTGCGCGCAACGAAAAGCCCGTCCGTTTGATCGTTGGTGATCGCTGCGAACAGAATCTCTGAAGTGGCGTTCGGTTGCGCTGCGACGCTTTGCAGCATAAGCGAAAGGCTGAAATCGCCGACGATGGCGCCCGCGCCAGCCGGGCCGGCGTAGCAGTCAGCGGTGCTCTGCCAGCCTGCGAGGCCGACGGTTTGCGTTTGCTTGGTCGACATGATCAGCCCCCCTCGACGAGCACGGGGCTCGCGAATTGCACGTCTGCGATGAAACGTTCGGCGCCGCCGAGGCCCACGCGCAACATCGGTACGTTGCCCACCTGGCTCAGATCTTTGAGGATCGCCGGGTTGTCGCGCGCACCGTCTTGTTGGAACGACCAGAGGTGATCGTAGTTACCCGGGATGATGTCGTGTGCTGCCATCGATTGGCACACCTCGCTCTCGACGTCTTCCTGGGTGAGTGCAATGGATGCGAGCGCCGCGGACAGAATCACGGTGCTGCCGTTGGTGGGGGCGCCGATGCTGGCGCCGAGGCGCGCAATGGTCCCGGCAACGGGCGGGTTGGCGAGCGACAGGGAGCCGCATGGAGTCCCGTTGGCGTAGCCACTGAGCGCGCTTTCACCGTCGTAGACGAAGTGCAGAAACAGCCCCGCGCCGACGACGCTGTTGCCGTAGAGGTTCATGGTGAAGGCCTCGACCGCACCCCCCTCGCCCACCTGACACTCGAATGCGGCTGCGTTGGTTGCCATCCGCGCGACGCGAATGCCGTCATTGCCGGTGAGCGTCGAGAAGATCGTCTCAGTGGTCTCCGAATCGGAGACCAGCCGGATGCAGCGCACGAATAGTGCGAGCGTCCAGGCGGCACTCCCAGGGCCTACGGGTGCCGCGGTTGCGTAGTGGTTGGCCTCGTCCGTAGAGCAGACCCCGATGAGTTTCGTCTGAGCAACTGACATTCGCACCCTCCTCCAAAGCGCCGATCCTACCTCAACTTGCCGCTTTACAGCCCGAGCCCGCGGCCGTACACACGCGACTGGGGGTGCGGTTTGGCGAAACGCAAGCGCGATGCGGACGAGGACGATGATAAAGCGGCAGGCGCGCCCGACCGCTGCGATGCTTGCGGCGGGCTCATGCGCCGGTGTGGGGGCTGGGAGCAAGCGCTCGCAGTGTGCGTGTGCTCGAAGCAATCGAGCTTCAAGCACGGGCCGCAACCAGTCCGGGGTGACGACTTCTCCGATGTGCTCACCCACGGCGGGCACCTCGCGCACCCGGGCAGCTTCGGTGCCTTTGCCGGCGCGCGCTCACGCTAGGGCGGCGGTTCGGGCTCCTCTTTCGACGGCGGATCGGTGTCGCGGCCCTGGCCGTGCTTGATCCCCGCGTCGAAGGCCTTGGCGATGGCGGCGCGCACGATGTACTGCGCCTTTTGCGAGATCGGCAGCCCTTCGAGCGCATCCAGCTCGCGCACGGCACCCTCGATCAGGCGTCGCAGCACGGAAATGGCGCGCATGGTTCGTGTGTGGGGTGACATCCGGGGACCATCGTACTTGACCGGCAGGCCCTTCGGGCCTTACGGTTTTCTGACAACCGCGGTGGCTTCTGGACTCCCCGTCCCTGGTGCCCCACCCCCGGACCCGCACGGTGACCCCGCGTGGGCCCTGGGTCTAGACAGGGGGCCCGCTCCTAGGCCATCGTCGCCACCACGGTGCTGCACGAGGCCTTCAACCTGTTCTGGTGCGTGGTGGGCTGGCTGCTCCCCTGTATCGCGGTGCTCTGGCTCGTCCTGCGCCCAGCCATCGACGCTGCCCTCAAGCCTGGGCAGTACGTTTACGGCGGCGGGTGTGCGCAAACCCCGTTCGATTCACCCCGACACGCCTTGCCAAGTGTGTCGCAACACCACCCGCGCGTGCGCCACCTAACATCTGGTGTCGTTGCGCACATCCTACGTGGGATCGGCGGGACGCGAGGGATTGGACCTCGGACAGTCCGCAACCTTAGGCTAATTTGGCCAGTGCCCCGGGCGCGTTCACGTGCGTTCCGGGGTTTTTAGTGTCCAGTGAGTCCCGAGAGAATTTGCGAAAAGCGATAGGGCTCCGTGGGGTTTTCCCGATCGCGGCATATAGGAGCTGTGGCAGCCTAGAACGTGCCGCAAGGCTTCTTGCTTTGAACTGGGCCCGCGGAGAATCGGCAAGGGAGCGGGGTTTTCCGCGGGCCTGGGGCTCTTTCCGATCTTGCGCAGGTGCGTGTCCTACAATAGTGTCACGCCCGATTGGGGGAACGACATGGACGATCGGGTCCAGGAGTTGTGTCGTGTGATTCACGACATGACGAATGCTTTTGCACGCCTAAATTTGGCCGCAGAGGTCGCGGTGAGTCGCATGCCCGGGGTGGACACCACCTCGCTCGTGCGGGAACGGCACGCGGCTCAGCGCGCCTTCATCGCAGCCTTTGACCGCGCAGCGACGGTTGTGTCGTGCCCGCCATGAACACGGCGAGCGCGGACCTGTTCGCGGTTCCGCTCCACTCGGCGCGCTTCAAGGGGTTCGAGCAGCAAGCACCTGCGCTGCTCTCGGACATCGCGCTCGTTGCAGGACAGCCGAGCCCTGTGCACGCGAGCAACCAGCACGCCTGGCACTCCGACCGCGAGTTTCACCTGCGCAATGGCATGGCCTACAGCTGGCTGCGCAGCTCGATTCTGGCTTTCGCGCGAGCTGCAATGCCCAAGGGACCTCCGTTCCGCATCACCGAGTGCTGGGCCATCTCGACACCCTTTGGTGGGTTCATGACCCCCCACACGCATTTCCCCTCGCCCTTGTCGGGCGTGCTCTACCTAGCCGCCGAGCGTGCGACGACACCCGACGTCGCAGACCGAGCGGGCAAGCTGGAGCTGTTCAACCCCGTCACCATGCCCGAGATGTTTGGGGCGCCGACGAGCGTGGTGATCGCACCGATCGATGGCGTCGCCCTGCTGTTCCCGGGCTGCCTGAGCCACATGGTGCACCCGAACCGCACTGACGAGGCCCGCGTCTCGATCTCTTTCAACCTGGGGTTTGCTGCGTGATCTGGACCGACAAATGCAAAGAACACGTGTTGTACTTCGGCAATCGCGAGATCGTTGTGCATCGGCATATCGACTTCCCCGCCGACAAGTGGCTCCTGACTTGTCGGGACATTCGGCTCGTGCAGTACCCGCTGGCTTGCAAGGATCTGGACGCTGCAAAGCACGAGGCTGTGAGCGCGGTGCGCACACGCTTGCGGGAAGCGTTACATGACCTCGACGAGGCCTGCGCATGATGAACACCTTTTGCACCTGCAAGTGGTGGCAGTATTTGCCGTTCTTTACGCCCTGTGCGTGCTGTCTCGACAGGATCGCGCGCTACGTGCCGCCGCCCGAACCTACACCGCGGATCGATGATCCCGAGCGTGAGTTGCTCGACGACCTTGCAACGATCGCTGTGGGTGTCGTGGTCGGCAAGGCAGTCAGCTCGCTGTTTGATGACAATGGCAGCGGCTCGACTGAGGGTGATTCCAGCTCGCCGCCTGACATCGAGGGTGGTGGTGGTGGTTTTGGTGGCGGCGGCGCTAGCGGGGAGTGGTGATGCCACGCGTTCCTGTTCAGTGGACCGCTGCAAGGGACTGCGAAAGGTGCCTTGGGGCAGGTTATTACGAGTCGAGCGGTTTTAGTCTCGACCTGTGCCACTGCCTGCAAGCAGTGCGGTATATTTGTCCGCCGCCGCTGTCTGAAGTACCGCTGTCTGAAGCACCCACAAAGCATCTGGGGGCACACCTTCGCTACGATGAGCCCGACGAAACAGGCTCGCTCCTCGTGAGCACGCAAGAGCTCGCCCCTGCGCGCTTGTTTCAGGTGCCGGGCAGCCTCGATGAAGCGCTGGCCCTGCTCGACGCGTGCACGCGGCACCTGCGCGAGGCTCAGCGCGAGCTGCAGCGCGCCTTCGTGGCGCTCGGGAGGCGGACATGACTTTGCCGATCGGCCAACCACCCCCGACCCCTGATTGGGTCGCGTGGCTCGGCTGGGCTTTGATAGCCTTGTCGGTGGCATCTTTTCTGTGGGGGAAGCGCACGTGAACTACAACCAACAGAAGCGCGCTGTCGTCGAAGCTTTGTTGCCCCTGTGCCCTTTCCTTGCGGTGGATGGGACGCATCCTGGCATGCTCCTACCGCCCGACCTGCACGTCGCGGACCTGGTGCTGCGTATCGGTTCGACCCCAACCGTGATCGACGTTCCTCAGCTCATTTTCACCGACGAGGCTTGGACTGGGGTGATCAGCCAGCACGGGCGCTTGTCGACGATCATCGTGCCCTGGACGGCAGTCAGCAGGCTCTGGATCGGGCCGCCCTTCGAGGGCCCTGTGGTGCTTTGGCCTGATGCAGCCCAGGTCCCACTGCCCCCCAAACCTCCCAAGCTCGGCCTCGTGCATTCCGTGCGTGAGCCACTTGAGCCGCCGGCACCTCTTGAGCCATTTCCCGGCAAGAGCGCGTGACGTGGCCAACCAGTACACGACGCCTGTGCCTGTCGCCGAGCGCTTCGCGGCGTTCACGAAGCGGTGTGAGGTCACAGGCTGTCTGATCTGGACAGGGGCCACGCGGAAGGCATCGCGAGCGCGGCGCTACCGCGGAGGTCACACGCTGCCGCACGGGCGCTTCAACCTGCATGGCAAAGCACGCTCGGCTCACCGCGTTTCGTACATGCTCTATCACGGCTTTTCCGACTGCACGATTGCCGACTTCGGCTTGCTTGAGCACGGGTGCGACAACCCGCGCTGCGTCGAACCGACGCACCTTTTCGAGAGCGATCACAGCGCGAACCTGCAGAGTGCTTACGACCGGGGCCGGCGCAAGCCAGCACCTGAGGTTGCGCTCGCAGAGCTGTTTGACTTCTTCGACTCGAATCCGATGTACGCGACTGCTGCCGAGTGAAAGGACAGACCGACCATGAGCATCACGAAGAACCGCGCCATTGCGCGCGGCCATCTGGAAGTCGACGCGCTGAGTGACATCTTGCGTGCGCTCGAAAAGCTCACCAAGAAAGAGCAGGCGCGTGTGATCGCTTACGCTGCGGATAAGCAGTTTGGGTGGCAACTCTGGTCGGACGCTGCCACCGTGCGGGAAGAAGAGTTAGAACCACGATGACCGCAGAGCCGCTCAAGATTCTGCAGCCGGACGACCTCGTTGAGGTCCCGCCAGGACGGCGCTTGTTCCTGGACATCACCCCGGGCCAGCGTCTCGCCATGACCACAAAAGACGGCGTGCTGCTCAACATCGAAGTGAGCATGCGCTTCAACGAAGTCGGCGGCGAGCGCCGGGAGTTCTGGCGCGGTGAGACGCCCTCGGGGCAGGTCGTGTATTTCGAGCTGCGCCACGTGCAGGACATCGCTCCCACGCGCTCGACCTCGGGGCTGTTCAAAGCCCTGCGCGACCTGTTTCGGGGTCCCAGTGAGCGATGAGGCGACGCCTGCGCAACCTTGCGAGGCCTGGGTCGCGCTCGGCCCAATGCGCATCCAGTGTGCTGGGCTCAAGGATCACGAGGGCCCGCACAGCGTGACGTTTCGCGGCATCTCGGACACCGACCACAAGCGCATCGATGGACAGATTGTTTGGACGCTCGTGCCCTACCTGCGCGCGCTCCCGAAAGTAAAGGACGGACCATGACTTTTCTCGAAAAACTAAGCCTCACCTGGGCCTGGCTCTGTGGCGATCGCAACCTACGCCAGCTGCTCGACGAGGCGCTCTCGGCACTTGAGGATGCGGAACGCGTCATTGAAGCGGCCAAGGCCTACTGCGAGGCGCCGGGCGGCGAGGACACCGAAGAACTTGGGGCACTTGCCACGGCCGTGGGCGCGTACCTGCAGAAACACCGATGAAAGCGTGCTGCTGGAAGCTCGAAAACCGCCAGTACGAGACGCTGCCGGATGGCACGCTCGTGGTGCGCGAGAGTCGCAAAAAGCTCCTCTACCACTGGCGCTGCGCGGGCTGCGAGGCGGTCTACTCGACCGAGCAACGCCCGAAGGACGGCGCCTACACACCCTTGGTGCAGGCACAGCGCAGGCTCGCCACGCGCGTACGTCCCTGAAAGGGGGCTGTCCCACTATAGGGTGACGTGGCTCGGCTTTTGCACACATACGCGCACGCGCAATACGCGCGCCTCCTGGGCGAGACACAACGCCCCGAACGTGAGCTTGAGGTACGCACAATGGGACAGATCAGCACCGACCACCAAAATCCACTGAACAAGTTCTTAGTGGGACAGAACGCTGACGGGACGCAGGTCGCGATCTTGAAGCCGCCAAAGCTCCTTCGACCTGCAGACGCGCTTCTGCTCGCGGCGTGGCTTGTCGACGCAGCCGACCCGAGCCCCGACCTCGGCTCGTTCAAGTCGATGTTGTACAGCGTGCAGGGGCGCGTCCGGCGAAGCGGCTAACCGCGGCGCGTCGTGCGCGAGGCTGCGAACAGCTTGCCGGGTTTCTTCCATTCGGGGTAGCCATCGGCGAATTGTTGTGAGACCTCGCCGTTGACCATGGTGATCACGTAGCCCCCTGCGTCCATGGTGAAGGGGGCTTTCAGCTTGCCCATGTAGTCGAAGCGCGCGCCGTGGGGTGGCTGCGCGTCGAACCAGGACGGGAGCAGGAAGTTCGACACGTGCACGGGGTGCGCGTTGAGCGCGGGCGTGATGGCATAGCCGTCGTTCTCGACCGCATCGCCCAGCTCCATGGCGTACATGGTGCCGTCGGCGGCCTGGCCCCAGTAGTTGATCGTGGGGTCGCCCCACATTTCGAGCACCTCATGCGAGAGGCACGCAGCGATGCCATTCAGGCCCAGGATGGTGCCGCCGTTGTCGAGGATCGTCTTGGCGAACACCCGGGCGTAGGGCTGCCCCGTCGGCGTCTCATCGTGGTAGCCGAGTGCGCCGGCCTGGTCGGCATCGTCGAACATGAACACTTGCCAGGCACCGGGGATCGTGTGCCTGGAGTCGGCGCAGAAGGTCACCGAGGCCGGCAGGCGATTCCACGCCGGGGCTGCGTGCTTCGCGACTTGCACCGAGCACGCGTTGCACATCGCCGCGAGCAGATCTTCATGCCCAGCGAGCGCCTTCGACTTGTTCGACACCTGGATTTGCATGGCGTCGAGCGTATCACGGCACCCGCTCAGGCCTGCGCGCAGGCGTCGAGGATCGAGATGCGCGTCGAGAGTGCCGTGGCCTTGTCCGCATCCGACATCGTTGCGATTGCAGCGTCGCTCGGGTAGCCCTGGGCGCTGAGACACGCACTGAAGCGCTGCGCTGTCTTCTGCTGCGCAGCGTTGCGCCACAGCACGAACGCGAGCGCTGCGACGAGCCCGCCACCGAGGCCGACAGCGGTCCCCACCAAGTGGTTCTTGCGCTTGCCGATCGTGAGCCCCGCGAGGCCACCCCCGGCGACGAGCATGGTGGGCACGAGGTAGGGGACGATGGGGCTCGGCATGTTCGTGGTGACCATGCCCAAGAGCGTATCACGAGGGTCGTTTATGCCGACCTTTGGCGGTTTATCGAGGGCCCCAAAGACGCACGGCCCGAGCTTTCGCCCGAGCCGATTGTACAAAGCCTTCTCGCCTGCTGCAGACAGGTTTCTCGGCTTGGGGCGAAAGTGGCAACTTCGGTTGCAGGTGGCAAGTCGAAAAGCGCGCCGTTTGAATTCTCATCCGGGTGCGCGCGCCCCCAAAACGCGCTGGCAACGGGCTCGGTAGCTGGCCTAAGAGCTTGCACTGCGCACCCTCGCGGGTGGCTCTGGGTCTTTCAGGGGTACTCGGCTGCCAGCGCCTACTACAACCCCTTGTTCGGTGGGCCCCTTGCCTGCCCCTCAGCATAAACCAACGGCCGGGCCGCGCGTGGCGGACCGTCCGGGGGTGGGGTGCCATTGCTGACGCCGCCTTCTTGTTGAACAACCAAATAGGCCCGAAGGGCCCCTCTGGTCAAGCGCTACAGCGACGTCGCGGAATCGACTTGCTCGAAACGAGCCTGTCGTTGCGCCAGCACTGTTTGTGACAGTACGTCCTGCCACCCGCTTTGATCTTCACCGGCTCGCAATGCAGCTTCGCCCGAGCCCGCTTGCGCGCGAGACGCCCGAGGCCACGCAAGCCCGACCGAGGGTGCTTGAGGCACTTCCCAGTCGTCTTGCTCACGCCACGTTTGCAGACACGCTTTTTCACAGCGTCTTGCATCCACTGGCGGCGGTGTTGCGCGTGATCTTGCCGCTGCGACCGCGGCAGATCTCACGACAACGGCGGTTGCCGTAGTGGCTCATCACCACTTTCTTGCAACCCGAGCCGTTGGTGCGCGAGATGGTGCGTCGCTTGGGGGCTGCGCGCTTGATGCAGCGGCGACTGCCCGAGGCGCGCTTGACGCAACGCCCCTTGCGGGCTCCCTTGGAATGGCTCACGACCGGGCCACGCTTGCCGCCGCTCTTGCAGCGCACGAACTTGCCCTTTTTCGGGCCCCGCTCGTACTTGCACAGCTTGCCGCCCACGCGGACAAGGCCGAGCCCTTTCAGGCTCGCCATGTCCTCACCGCCCCTTGCGGCGAGACTTGCGCGACTTGCGCTTGGTGCCCGAGCACTTGGTGAAGCGCCCCTTGGCGGTACGGCAGATTCGTCGAGCCATGTTGTCCTCCCTGTTCTTGTCGGTGGGGCCCACCGACATTCGGAGGGCTTGCTCGACAGGATATCACGGTGCGTGCGGAATCCGCGCGCACGGTTAGCGGCGGGGAATTCCCGCAAAGATCAGGTTGTCGGAGCGCTCGCCCGCGTGCCCGAGCCCCACGACCTTCGGGCCGTTGCACCCGCAGTCGCCGAGCCCTGCTGTCGTGGCAGCTGGCGCGAGTGCGCGTGAACGCATGTAGGCGGCCCAGCCTACCCAGGCTGCGCCGCCGATTCCGAGCACCGTCAAAGCGCCCTTCAGGTTGGAGTTTTTCGCCATGCGTAGGAGCGTATCACAGGCCTTTGCGGGCCCGGGCGCGCACCAACCTGTCCTTTACACGCCTTCCCAGAAATCGCCTAGGTTCCACACGTCTTGTACAGCGCTCTTGATCGACGCGATCAGATCGTGTTCCGGCGCGGGGTGCGTCACGAGACCGTTTGCACGCTCGCGCCCGTACACAAAAACGCGCGTATCGCTACGTTCAGCAAGCTCACACTGCACTGTGACGCCGGGATAGAGCCCTGAGAGGTACTCGACAACATGGCGACAGAAGTTCGCTTGATCGTTGTCACTCCATTCACAGCCAGCGTCGGATGACGATTCGACCCGGATCGATCCGAGATTGTTGATAGCGGGCATGGTCTGTCCTATCTGCACGCCCATGACGTGCGTTTTTGGCGCCGATCCAAGATCGGCGCGTCACTTCATACACGGCTGAACCTATCGAGAATGCCGCCCTTTACAGCGACCTCTTGACTCGCTCTAACGTAAGCAGTCTCATAAAGGTTGTGCTTCCGGGCAGCATCTACGCGGTACGATCCAGCCCACACGCCCGCCGAATCGTAAAGGGTGACGATTCCGCGAACTTTCGAGACTGTCTCAAGCTTCGCAGTGAACCTCACAGCGCGCTCGCTATCGGACGCACTTGGTGCGCGACAAAGCGAACCTCGCACCCGTCGAATGTACCGCCCACGTGCCGCACGATCGCGCAACCTGTAACAGGCGCCCACCGCACGAACGTGTAGCCAGTGGACCACGCCAACAGGGCGGGCGACGCGGCGACGACATGGCCGACCTGCACGGGCTCACCTTCCCGGTACGATACCGTGATGCTTTTCATGGTCTGCTGTCCTTTCACTACAAGAGACGATCGGCGTGGTGGCGATCTGACACTTCAGGTGCGCGAGTAGCGGATCGTCAAACCAGCCTTTAGCCTTTCGATTTCAGCGCGTGTCAGTTTCCTGCAAGGGACACTCTGCTTTCTTGCCGCGCCATGTGATGCGCAGTAGCTGTAGCCCTTGTTGTCGATGTGAGTCACGGTGCAGGTGCAAGCCGTTGTCATATCGCACTGAAGCGCACCTGTTTTTTCATTGAACATGGTCGTGCTGTCCTTTCGAGCTAGCGCACCTTTACAACGGTGATCTGATACTCGGATCCGTCGCTCCCGTAGCGCACGACGATCCCGTCGTCTTCCGTGAGCAAGTTCGCTTCTGCGAACGTCCGAACGTGCACAGTCTGATCACCGTTCGGCAGTAGCTCTAGATCGACTAGCGCGTGGGCGAGCCGTTGCGCCATCTCGTAGTCGGTCACGGTCCGTACCCCTCTCCCTCATAGGCGCCTGTAGCGCTTGCCGTGATCTCGTGGCGATCCGCGTCGTAAGCGCGGCGGGCGTCGCCGATCCTTTCGAGCGCCTGATCCCAGGTGAGCGTCCCTTCGACGTCGCGCGCGCGCCTGATGTGGCGCAGCTCATCCTGAAATTCCGCCGCGCGGGCGGCCAGCGTGGTTTGTAGGTGGTTAGGCACGGTGACCTGCCTTTCGTGCGATTTCGCGGTCAAGGCGCCTACTTTCATCGGCGCACAGCTCGCTTTGTCCGGCGTAGGCCTGTTGGGCTTGCCGACACACGCGCCCGTCGGGCCGATCGTGGTCGCGCATAAAGCCGGCGTAGTCTGTAGACCACGTGCGAGCCTTGCAGTGCGGACACTGGATCCGCGTGTCGACGTTCAGGCGTGCCATGGCGATCACCCGATCCTTTCGATCTTGCGTTCAGCGTCGGTGCCGTTGGCGACCAGCGACAGCACGTAGGCTCCCGCGTCGAACAAGAAAGCGTGTTCAGCAATCGGTTCGTTGCCCGAACGTCGTGCGATCGAAAGGATCCCGATCGCGACGCCCATTTGACGCTCCGCACGGGCAAGCGTGATCAGTCGATCGCGAAAGGTGGCCGCGTCTAGGCAAGCGCGGTAGGCGCTAGCAGCCGTGGAAAGCGCTTCAAGATACTGGAACCACGCCGGTTCAAGCGAGCGTTCAAAGGTTTCGTTCTCGTAGACTTCTGCAATTTCGTTCAGCCTACGGATCAGATCGTGCGTCGACATGCTTGCAACGGAAGTCATGGTCCTACTGTCCTTTCGTGTCCAGATTGACGGGCAAGCTTGCCCGGGTATTCAGTCGATTTTCGCGGATTCCGCCGCGCGCTTTGCGTTGTTACGCTCGAAAGTTGCGGTGTACTCCGCAGCGCGAACCCACGACGCAGCTTTCAGGAAGGCGACAAAAGCAGACTCGCCCATAGGAGCCATTTGCGGAAAGTCGCTGCAGCGGGGAATGCGGACACAAACACGAAACTTGCGTTTCTCTTCTGAGATCACGTGCGTCGCTTCGTTCAGATCGCGCGCGATCACGTCGGACCAATAACCGTGAACTTGACTCGGGAGCACGCGCAAGTCCGCTTCGGAGAGGTACAGACGTGATGCAGACGCGTCAACCTTGGCTTGCCGGACGTACTCTAGAGCCGCTTCAATCGTTTCGAGCTTCATTGTCCGTACTCCCTGTGTTCTGTCCAGATTGACGCTAGAGTCTGTTCGGCTATTCAGCCTGCAAGGCGAGATCATCGATCGCGATCTTGCGCCAATCGCCGATCTGCCGGTCCCACACAGTGACGCTAGGCGCGAATCCAAGCTCGACAAGCTCGATTGCGTACGCGTAGGCACGCGTTGCCGTGAAAAACTCGCGTCTATCGGCCTCATGCGTAGGATTCTCGACTTTGATTTCAGCTGTGCAAAATGACACGGCGCGCTCCTAGTTTGGGCCCGGTTCTACCCGGGTTTCATGTCAGACTTTGCCGTGTCCAGATTTATTCAAATCTTGTTGTGTTACTATGGTAACACAAAAGAACTTGGCTAGGATTGAATAACTGTCCAGACTGGCCCGTCTATCTTGCCGTAACGAGAACCTGGCACGGTCCTGAAACCGTGGCCACACGGAAGCAAGGCAAGCTGAACCATGGACATTCCGGTCATACCCGTAGCATCCACGGCAGTACGGATCCGAGTCACGGATCAGGGTCAGTACCTGGCCGTGATTCCGTGGACGTGGACCGACGATTACGGTTCACCCCTGGCCGGCGTAGTGGACGCGATCCGCGATGCCCTTCGGATCCGTGACGTGCGTTGCCCGTGTCTCACGGTTTACGACTCGGCAGATAGCCGAGTCTTTGATCTCACCTTCGGTTGAAAGGACAGAACGACCATGGCTCCCAGAAAGTCTGCACTGACACAACGGCTTGAAACCGAGCTAGCTACCGCGAAGCACGAGCTTGCCGCGGCCCATGAATGGTTCACGTTGACGCAACGCGCGGCCCCTCCGATCTATCTGGCCATCACGCTGGACTGGACTGGAACGGGTGACGATACGCGCACAATCCTTGTGACGGTCCTGGGGCCCGAACGTATGTGCGGTGGAGTCGCGATCGTGACTGACGCAAGCCCGGACTATCCTCGGTTTCTTGGCGGATTGATCGTGGACTGGCAACGGTCGCCCTACTGGGAGTTACGGGAAGCTGCGGTCAAGCTGCAACGGATTCAAACCGACGCAGTAAGCAAGGTCGGGTGAAGCTGTGGGCCCGACCTTCGATCCTACCGTCGCGATCTTCCGCTTGGCCGTCAAGCTCTCGGTTGGCGCAGTGATCCAGCTTCCCGACAGCACGGGCCAAGTTTTCAGCGTGGGCCCATACCTCACGGCATGCGGAGACTGGTCTACCCGGTTTGCTGCGTTCGTTGGGCCTGAGATCTGGCCTATCGCCGATGCCTGCGACGGGGCCCGGCTTGCCGCCCAGCTGGCTTGCCCGGTCGCCTTGCAGGCCTGGCTGAACGAGCATGCGGCCTGAACTTTCTTTGTCCAGACTTAGAATAGAGTCTGGCCAGTATCGTCTCAAGTAGCGAACCTGAACACGGAGCTAGGGCCATGGAGTACGTCGCACGCAAGAATCAACACGGGCAGACCTGCATCATTCAGGCACACACGGCAGATCTCCCCCACGTTTCAGTGAGTTTCTACGATGGTGGGATCTACATGGGCGGGGAATGCGCGGTGCTTCCCGGCGAGACGAACGAACAGGCAGCACTGCGCGCGTTTGGGCGCCGGATCGCTAACAAGTGGCTCGACACGTTGACCGTCACCCCGATCGTTTGGCGCAGCTAGTTCGCTTGATCCTCCGCCCTGCAAGCGAGCCTGCAAGGTTCGCGCGGTAGGTACGCACGATCACACGGTACGAAACGAAAGGACAGAAACGACCATGGCACTGATTGAAGCGCTTGCGCGGGCCGTAGCTCGCGAGTTGTCTGCGGGCGACACGGAAACGTGGGTTGCGACCTGTCAGGCCGACCCGGAACGGGCCCGCATTCAGCGTGGCATGTCGACTTTCGCGGTACGCCTGTACCGTGAATGGGGCAGCAAGGGCCGTTTCACGGTCTGCGCAGACTTGCCGAGCAAGGGCCCCACGGGTAGCTCACTTTCCGTGCTCCGCTACAACGAAAAGCTTGCGGAGATCACGGTAGCAGATACGCGCACGCCGACGGCCATCGCAAACGAGATCCGGCGTCGCTTGCTCCCGACGGCACTTGTTCAGCACGATCAAGCCGTAGCGATTGTGCGCAACGCATGGGAGTACGCGGAAACCACGGATCGCGTGGCGCGCAAGCTTGCCAAGTTCGGCCACACGGGAAGCAATCCCGACGCGATCCACGTGACGGACGGGCCCACTGTGCATGTGCAAGGCAACTCGGTTCGGTTTGAAACCTTCTACGTGCCTGCAGACCTGGCAGAGAAACTCTTGACCGTGCTCGCAGCGGAGACTCGGAAGGCGAGCTAGGTCTACCGCCCGCCCCTGCCCGTGAGCCGCAAGGCTCGCGCTACAGCTGCGAACGGTTCACCCGTTGAAAGGACAGATCGACCATGGCCCCGAAGCGAACCAAAAAAGCCAAGTCGGACACGCGCGCGCAGCTCCATGCGGCTCGGGTCGCGTTGCGGGAAGCGCGCAACGCCCATGCGCGGGACACCACGCGACGCACCTACGATGGCGCGACCTTGCGCGACGATATCGAGCTTGCGCGCGCGGCTGTAACGGACGCCACGAACGAGATCAAGACTGTGATCGATGGCTACCAGGCCTTGATCGCGCGCTACGCGAGCGCGCTAGATCTGTTCGGCACGGGTGAGCACTGCGAGCACCTGCTAGGTGTGGCGGCAGAAGCGCGGGGCCTTGCGGACTCGGCAGAGAATCGCTTGACTGAGTTGTCAGAAGCAATCGAAGCGCACGAAAGCGAGCTAGACGACACTCACAATCTGATCGCAAGTGAGCTTGACGCCGCGATCGCCCTTGCGCGTGCAGTCCAGGCACCCCAGCTGCGCCCTAGCACGTGGGAGACCCTTGAAGATCAGGCCTATCGCGTCGAGAACGAGCTGCGCGATCTGACAGTCGGGGTGTTGTGATGGCAAGCGAGCGCGATCCAGGCACGAAAACGACCGTGCCCTTCCATATCTGGAAACATAACGTGCAGATCGCAGCGATCGCGCAAGGTGCTCCCGGCGAGCTTGTGATGCAGCTCGGCGACGAGATCACTGCGTGCGGGCAGCCGCGCCTGGCCCTTTGGTACAACACAGGGGAGCCGATCTGGATGGCTGCGCAATCGCTTGCGTTTCTCGCGAAGGGCCACGCGTTGCACGCGCGCGCCGAAAGCGATCTGAACTTCCGCCGCATGCTGGGGCGCAAAAAGTTTTGAATCTTCGTCAAGATTGCACGTCAGTCTTGACAACGAACAAACAACGGGGCTACACCAAGGGAGCCCAAAAGGACACGACCATGCCCGCCGCGCCCATTCAAGCTACCGTCACACGCAGCGCCACGACCAAAGCGACCACGCTCAATGCGGCCAGTCGGCAGTTTGCGAACCGTCCCGCAGACGAGCGTTACGCGACGCTCGACGCCCTGTTGACGGCGACGCGACGACACGCGCGGGTGGCTGTGAGCAAGCCGATCAAGCTCAACCAGTGCGCGGCGGTTGTAGACCACGATGGCGCGCTGGCCGTGCGCGGGCCCCAGGGCGGAATCGTCCAGCCGAACCATTGGGCGTTCGGACAGATCTGCGGCTTGACCGCAACGCCAGCCCACTACCTCCGCACGCTCCCGACGCTTCTAGCCGCCGAGTGCCTGAACAACGGCTTGAAAGCCGACGATGGCACCGATCGCCACATGCTGATCGACGTCGAGCACCGCACCTTGCGCGCGGTCAACGGCAAGGCCTACCGCCGGATCTGGAATTACGAAGTCGTCGAGCAGCTCGTACAGCTGCGCGAGCGCTGCCCGTCGTGGCAGTTTCCCGAACCGTTCCGCACCGTGGGCGGCAAGGCTGCAAACGCGTGGGGCCCGGCCGATGGGAAGCAGGTCCCGGTCGCTTTCGCCTCAGATCGCGACATGTTCGCCTTCCTCGTCGACTATGAACACCCGATCGAGGTCAACGGCACGCCCCTCGCCCGCGGCTTTTTTGCCGAAAACTCCGAAGTTGGTGACGCTTCTTTCAAGTTGACCACGTTCCTTTTTGACTTCGTGTGCTCCAACATTCTCGTGTGGGGTGCTCGCAACGTGTGTGAGATCGCGATCCGCCACACGGGCCGCGCGCGTGACCGCGTGCTTGCAGCCGACAGCGACGTGATCGAGCACCTGCGCGCCTACGCAGCCACGCCGGCCAGCGTGCAACAGGCGCAGATCCAGAAAGCGCAAACGCTCGTGCTGGGCGACGATCGCAACGATGTGATCGGCAAGCTCTTTGCCAAGCTCGACGTCTCGCGCACCAGCCTGGAAGCTGCGTACACGGTAGCCGAGCAAACGCCGCGCTACGGCGACCCCAGCACCGCGTGGGCCATGGCAAACGGGCTTACCGAGGTCTCGCAACAGGCGCCGCACGCAGACGAGCGGATCAAGCTCGACCGCGCGGCGGGGGAGATCCTGGACTTCGCTTTCTGAAAGGGTGCGCGGCTTTCCGCGTTGCCGCGTGCTGGGGGTGAGAGGCCCGGCACGCGGCAGATCGGAAGGGACGAAAGGACAGACCAAGACCATGGCACCGAGAAAAAAGAAGGCTGTACCCGAGGTCTCTACAACCACCGCACACTGGCTTGAGCAAGCACGCGCGATCGCGAATGTGGCGCACATTCTCGGGGAGGTCCCGGACCTATTCCGTGACGAGCCAAGTGGTCCACGCGGAATTGGTTGGAGCGACTGGGGCATCAAAATCACCTTCGATAGGGACGGCGCAGCCTTGCGCATCCTGTTCGACGAACCGCCCGAGTCCACGACCACGCTCGCGGTGCTGGGCTACGCCGCAAAGCAGCAGATCGCTGTCGTGATCTTCAACAGCAACGGGCGCACCGAGATCACAACAACCGACGGGCCTACGCCCGATCGGAGCGCGAACTAGACCGAATGACTGACAGGGGGACACGACCATGGGGGTTTTTGAAGGCTTCACCCGCGATGAGCTGGCCGAAGCGGTAGTCGACTTGCTTGCGCTCGCAGCGGTAGCGCGTAGGCGTGCAGGGCTCACGGAAAAAGAAATCAGAGCACTCAGCCCGACGATCGCAGTGCGCGCCAACGATCTGGAGCGCACCGAGTGCCCACACTGCGTGGGCGCAGCGGAAATTCTGCGCGCGCCGGTCAAGGAAGGGTTCGACGCATGACACCGATCCTAACGCTGTATCTGTGCGTGGCGGCTGTCTGGCGCCATCGGCTCATGCTGCGCCACAGCAAGCTGAGTCACACGGTTGTGGCGTCGCAGCGGGAGGGCTCCTATCGCTTCTCGACCATGGCGCACCGTGAACGCAGCGCCATCGCACGCACGATCGCGATCGTCGACTTGAGTTTGTTCGCCGCTGCGGTGCTCGCAATTTGGCGTCTCGGGACGGGGCTATGATCGATCCCGCGCTCACCTTCGACTCGACCGATCTGGCCGTTCAGGCCCGGGAGCGCCTGTTGCGGCTCGGCGTGGCCTACACCGTGCGCGGCAATCTGATCCGCTACTGGTTGATCGGACCTTCCGCAATGGCGACCGAGCAGCTCGGAAAGACGTGGAGCGCGCGCTTGCATCGGCCGTTCACGCACTTGGCTGTCGGCCACATCCGGGAGACCGCGGCCCGGCAAGTGGCCGTCACGTTTCACTTTCTGCACCTCCCACGCGATGCAGGCTTGTCCCGCCAGTGGGCGATCTTGCCGATTCGACACGAGGATCTGAATCCGAAAGACTTCGCGAAAGTCTTACCACTCAGGAGCTAACCCCCCATGACAAAAACACTCGACAAGGCGGATATCCGCCGCTGGATGGCTCGGCGCCACTACCGCGAGGGCACCATCCGGCAAACCGAGAGCAAAGCTGTTCTCGTGCACACCGCGTGGGAGGCCGACCCGAAGGCGCGGATCCCCGACGCCTACAAAGGGCCGCTCGGGCGCTTTGTCGCCTACGCCGAGCAGACCGAGCAGCACGCAGCCTTTTGCGCGTGGCTCGCCGAGCAGGGGATCCATGCGCCAAGCTCGACCCCGCGCGAGAAGCCAAAGCGCCGCAAGCTCGAAGCGGTGTCGTTCGATCAGGGCGACTATGACAAGCTGTGCGACGCCTTCGAGGTCGGCACCGAGCCCGCAGATCGGGTGCTGCGCGTGATTGCAGCGACGGGGCTCCGCGTCGGGGATGTTCTGCGTATTCCAACCGAAGTGCTCGCCGCGGGCCTGGCCCAGGACGGCAAGGGCTTGCTGTCGCTCGAAAAGAAGGGCGGCAATACGATCACGATGCCCATTGAGGGCGCCCGGGACGCGTGGCAAGACTTGTACGAAAATCTTGCCGACGATGAGGCGGAGAGCGTTGCGAGCTGGCTCACCGACAACCCCTCGCCCGAGGCTGGCGACCCCGCCTACAAGTGCGTCTACAGGCACTTTCAGAAGGTCGCAGCCACCCTTGGGATCAAGGGACGTGTGCACCCGCACCGCTTGCGCCGAACCATGGCGACGCGTGCGCTCACTGCGACCGACCGCGATCTCGTGACTGTGGCGCAGCTCATGGGCCACTCGACGATCGCGACGACGCAGCGCTACGTCGATGAGCTAGACGCGGTGCGTGTGGCGGACGTGCAACGCAAGGTGCGCGGCGGAAGGCGGGGTGCGGCGTGATGCTCCCACGAACATGCAGCAACTGCGCACACTTCAACCTCGACCCCGATTCACCCGGACCTGAAGATCGCGAGGGTTTGTGCCTTCGCCACCCGCCGCGCGTGTTGAACGAGGACGGCCATAGCTTCTTTCCAATCACACAAACCACTATGCGGTGTGGCGAGCACCGCATGTCCGAGCCTGCGATCACAGACCGGCTTGAAGTTGTCTACGAAGTGCTCATCGAGGCGCAGCTGCATCGCGCGGCAGACGACGTCTGCAACGCGCTCAACCTGCGGAAGGCGCGGCCATGAAGCTCCCCTGCGACTTGCGCGAGCCCTTGCGCGGCGGCACGTTCGTGAAGCTCACGCGCGACATGCCCCAGCTTGCGGGGCGATCTAGAAACATACCCAAGGGTGCGATCTGTGAAGTTCTGCGCGTAGAGCGCGTCCAGGACGGTTGCACCATGTACCGGGCTTTCCACAAGGCCACCCAGGAGATCGTCTACTTCCCTGACAACGCTTGCGAACCTGCGACGAACTAGCTCTCGAAAGGACAGACCCATGACCATGACCTTACGTGTAGCGCCATTTTTGGCGCTGCTCGGGTGCGGTAGCGCACCCCCTGACGTGCCGACCACCCCCATGGTCTGCGGAGTCTGCGCGCAGCCGCCTGCGTGCAATCCACGCAATCCGAACAGCACCGCGAACAACTCGGAATGCCTCATGATCTACGGCGATCAGCTGGCCTGCTGGGACGGCTACTGGGAGCCGCTCTACGCGGCGCCTGGACGTCCGATGGCGCGGTGCACAGGCGGCCAGATGGGCGTCACAGATGAGGGCTTCATCATGTGCATCATCGACTGCACCGACGGGGGCGCACCGTGGTGGCGCGATGCCGACGGGGGTGCGCCATGAGAGTCCTACCCCTCGTGCTCCTGGCAGCCTGCAGCGCCGACACGCACGGAATTACAATTTCCGACGCCGGACAGGTCTGGCAAGACGGTGGCGGCAACCATGACAGTGCTGTCCAAAAAACGGACGGCGCCGAGCCAAGCTCGACCGTGGACAGCAGTGTCGGACCCAAGTCAGATAGTTCGATCCTGTCCCAGGACGGTGCTACTGGCATGTCCCCGGATGGGGGCAGCTCCGATGCAGGCTTCGCAGCCTTTCAGGTATGCTCGCCATGCTCGGGCGGTGACCTCAAGGGGATCTGCGCCCTGGCCCCCAACGATCCGCTGTGCCTGAGCCCGTGCGGCAACGATCCACACCTGCGCTGCTATGCAGGCCGCTGTCAGCAGTACAAGGGCGGCGCGCGGACTTTGAGCGAGGTGAACGCGTGCAAAGACATGGGGGGCATCGTGCAGTACCTACGCGGCAGCCAGCTCGACCCGAGCGTGTGTGAAGTGCCATGTCAGTGAAGCGCGACGAGAGCCTTGCCGGGCCCTGCGGGCCTGGGCTAGGTTTGGATCTCCAAGCGCCTGCGGATCACTCCGAGGGGGCCACCGACGACCACGGGCGACCGCTGGGCGTGGTTGGTTCAGGGGGCGAGGGGGCCAGCCCAGCCCGTCACAACAATCGCACGCTCTACCGCGTGGAAGAAAACGGGGTCATCACCATCGTGATGGCGTGGCGCCTCGCCGAGAAATCGTACCGAACCGCGGATGGCGTACAGCACAAGTACAGCACACACGGCGTGCACCACACGTTTAGGGATTACGACGCTGCCGTGGCGTGTGTCGCACAGATGGCGTGCACCGCGATTGCGGGAGTGCTGCCGACGCTAGCAACGAGGTCTGAGTCAGACTTCCCGATTGCAGTCCTGCGACGCACACACGCGTTGCTGCAGCGTATCGCCGAGAGGCACATCAGGTATGCCGCAGAGGAAAGTGCGCCATGACCAGCCCCGATTGCACCTGCCACCTGAAAGACGGGATCTGCGCTGCATGCGAAGCGGACGCATTCCTGCAGCTCTATTGCCCGCGCGAGAACGACAGCCTCGCCGAGCTGCACATCGCGATCGACAGCTTCCAGGCCGTGCACAGCGAGCGCACAGCGCTGTTCATCGAGTGCGCACGCACAGCGATCGCAACGCTCGACGAAATCGTGCCCGAGCTGGAGTTGGTCGGGCATGCCGCCAACGAAATCGAAGATCTCAAGCGCGCCCAAGCACTTCTGCAACGCGTTGTGGAGGGCCGACGATGACTCGTGACCCACGCCCGCGTCGCGCAGTCATAACCCTGCACCCCGTTTTTCTCGCAACGTATGCAGAGCTGCAGCCGCTGAAACAGGCCGCCGAGGCGCTCGACGCAGACCACCTGGATGATGTGCTCCGCATGCAGATTCTACCTGGCTCCATGCCCATATCGCAGTGGCGTGCGCTCGACAACTTTGTGCGCGCGCTCCGAAAGCTGAACCTTGCACTCGATGACCTAGGCGTCGAAGGCAACGCCATCCCAAGCCCCCATTCAAAGGACAGACCGTGAACATCACAAAATCGGAAGCCATCCGAAACGTACTCGTCTCACACCCCGATGAGCCCGCCGCCGAAATCAAGCGACGCGTCAAGTACCAGTACAAGCTGGACGTCAGCACAGGGCACGTCCACTCGGTGCGGCATGACGTGCGGCGCGCGACGCCGGCTGCGCCAGCCGCTGCCCCTCCACCCAAAGCAGGCGGGATCGTCACGATCCCGGGAGGTCGCGGCGAGCTGGACGAAAAGCTCGACGCCCTTGTCGAAGAGTTCGGGATGCGCGCGATCCACGCCTACCTCGCGGCAAGGGCGAAGCCATGAGCCGTTCCGACTCGAAAGTCGAGTTTACATTCGCCGTAGGCAGGAAGACTGTGCTCGTTACACCCCGCGACGTCGCGACACTGGCCGAGGCTGAAATCCTTGATGGCGGCTCTTGCACAGTGATCACGCTCCATACAGGTGAACGCATCGGTGTGCGGGGTACGGCCGTAGATGTTGCCGAAAAGCTCGGCATCGCGGTGACACCATGAAAGTCTGGAACGACACGCTCGTGTGGAGCGAGCAAGACGCCAACGGCTTTCTGCTGGGCGTGTTTCGCACACGCACTCTCGGCTACCGCATGCGCGTGTCGGGGCCCTTCGGCGCCTTCGAGAAGCCAAGCTTCATCACAGCTGAGGAAGCGCAAGACTTCGCGCGACGCATCGCTGCGCACATGAAAGACTTCGACCCCACGAAAGGACAGACCGCATGAACCGACGCATCGCGAAGAAGATCTACGAGAGCGCGGGTCGCTGGAGTGATCGCCAGCGGGAGACCGCAGACCGCATCTGGGAACGCTGGACGCAGCAACATCCGCACCGATCGGTAATCGGCGACCCTGCAAGGGAGGCGGTGTTTTGGCGCAACTCCCACCGTCGCCAAAGAGACATCGATCTGCGATGGCGCAGGAATCGACCGCACTTCACATGGTGGGGCTTCATCCTCGAAGAACGCGAACGCGCGGAACGTGCTGCGCAGCCGCCCAAGCCCATGAGAATGCGCCTCCCGTCCGGCGAAGTCATCGAGTGCGAAGAATGGCTGCACTGGCCTTTGTTCGATCAGCCCGACGCGCTTGCGCTACACGAGGTCACGACATGAGCCCCGAGCTTGAACGCGACGTGCTCAAGTGCGCGCTCGTTGCCGCAGGCGTCCAAAAGCAGGCGTACGTCGAATACGGCTTGGCGCACGCATCGAGCCCCGCGCACCAAGCAGCTCTTGCCGAATGGAAAGCGCGCGTGGAGCGTCTGCGCGCCGCCATCGACGCGCTCGACACCGAGATGTGTCGCAGGACGCTCGGCGAGACGCAGCCTGCGCGAACGTCACAGCCGGGCGGCATCAAGAGGTGCGAGCGCTGCGGCGTCTTGTACATCGGCAGCAGCTGCCGCCAGTGCGCAGACTTAGCGCCGCGATGCGCGTGCGGCGCCCAGCGCATCGAGCCGGGCGACTGCCGGTACTGCGGATCACCCGGGGAAGGGTGAGAGCTGCACGGTGGGGTGGCCGGTGCGCGTGGCGAAGGTCGCAGTGCCTGCGGTGCCGCCGATGCTGTCAACGACCGTACCGTCAGGCACCTGCACGTTGGTCGGGCCGACGACGCCGGCCAAGCCCTGCGTGAAGCTGTAGATCGTCCAGTTGGCGATGTTGGTCACGGGGCCGAGGTCGCCAGCCAGGGGCGTGTTCGCGCGGATGCCATCGGAGTCGGCTGTGTGGTCGCTGCAGTAGGCCACTGCGGCGATGCGCGTGCCCTCCAGAACAGGGCTCACGTTGCCGCCGTTCACGTCGATGCCGATGCTCGTCACGCCTGCGCCGGGCACGTAGGCTGCACCGAGCGCGGTCGTGACCGTGGCGAAGTTGCCGATACCGATCGAGATGTTGGCGGCGATGATCGATGCCTGCAGCAGAACGCAGCGGCCTACGAGGTTGCTCAAGGGCACCGTGAGCAACGCGTTGTGCACGCCACCCGCCTGGAACGCTGCGAAGTTGAATTGCGCGTTGAGCCCGCTGTCAGTGAGACGCTGCAAGGCCCAGCCTTTGTTGCCCGAGCCCGCGTTGCCGAAGATGTGCTGCGTGAGCGACGAGGGGCCGTCGATGTAGAGCAAAGCTGCGATGTCGGTGCCGTTGCCGGCGCCGGTGAGCGGGATCGTGGGCTCCACGACGCACGTGGTGAAGCCATCGACGAAAGCTGAAATCGAACGGACGGTGCGGACCTTGGGCATTTGTGCTCTCCTCCTCCAAAATAGTGCAGACAGCTTCCAGGGTACTACAGCTGCGGAGGGAACTTGCGCGAGGGGTTCTTGTGCCTACCTGTCGGCTCATCGTCGAGGGGTGCCGTGTAGGTTGTGGGCTGCGATCCTGGGCGTGAAGGCGTCGAGAGGGGCGGCGGGGGCAGCGAAGTGCGCAAGCGCTGTAGCAACCCGCGCAGCATGTGCAGACACCACACGTTCCAGGCTGTGAAAGGGATGGCCGCGACGATGACCCCCCACCAAAAGTCAGGGATCGTCACGGTTTGAGACCGAGCTTGGGCGTCGGCCCCCCGAGCAGCACTGAGACAGCGCCCACGGTGGCGGCCAGGAGCGCGCCCGTCACTGCGAAGGTGAGGGCCAGCGTCTGGGTGCGCTTGTTGGCATAGAGCAGGATGCCGCCAGCACTCGCGAGGCCCACCGCGAACGTGCCGGCCGCGAGCACCTTCTGCCGGCGGCTTGCAGCTGCGGGGGGTGCAAGCGCGTCTGCGTGGCCTGTGTTGTAGCCAGCTTGGTAAGCCTGGGCCACACGCAGATCGTCGGCGGCAAGGGCTGTGGTGGCGTCGGCCATCCAGCCATTCTACCTCACCCCGGCTTGGGCTCCCCCGCGACCATGAGATCCCAGCTCGACACCATCGTGCGCAGAAACTCGACGTAGTCGGCGGGCGTCATGTTGTTGCGGCGGCTCAAGCGCACGATGTCTGCGAGCGCGGCGTCCTGTTCGGCCTCGGTGAGTGCTGGTGCGCGCGCTGTCACAGAGCTGTTTGCGGCGGGGCCTCCTGTGACACTGAGCACGCCGTTGCCGGCCTTACCGCTGCGACCGCGACGCCTGGGCTGCTCGACAGGCGGCGGGGCGACGTCGGCGAAGTCATCAGGCTCGGGCGCCTTGTTTTCGTTCGCAGCGGCGTAGCCCGCCGCAATGCCCTGCTCGGCTTTCTTGAGCGTGTCGGTGTGGACGAGAGTTTGCTGTCCGTTCGGAGTGGCCATGGTCATAGGGTTGCCTTTCGTCGCGCCAGTCTGTAGGACTATAGCAACATGAGCAAGATCATCTGGGATGGTGAGGAGCTGGATCTCGGCGATTCCGAGCTGCTGATCTACGACCCTACACCGTCGATGTGGTTTGACCCCTCAGACCCCGGGTGCGGCGTGCGTAAGGTCGAGCCCCAGCTGTTCGTCGGGCACTGGACCGGGGGCGAGAATGGCATCGCCGGGATCTACGCGACCTTGCGCGAGCGCGAGCTGTCGGTCGAGTTCGCGATGGACGCAGGGGGTGGCATTCAGCAACTCGCCGACCCAGGCAAGACTTATTGCGCCCACGCCCAGGGTGTGAACATTAGCTCGTTTGGGATGGAGATCCAGTGTCGTGGCGTCGTGCCAGGCGCGTTCACCCCAGCGCAGCTGAAAAAGCTGGGGGCGAAGGTCCCCCGCGGCACCTACAAGGCCCAGTACCACGGACACGACTGGTCGATCGCTTCCTTCACCGCCGACCAGATGAACGCGTGGGCTGCGTTCTGCGAGCTGCTCGTGCAGGCCAGGATCATCTCGAGGCAGGTCTACGGCGACCCACGCAAGAAAACGCCTTGCCTCGAAGTTCTGCCCCTGAAAAAGCTGCAGACGATGCAAGGGATCATCGGCCACCTGAACGTGTCGCCCGAGAAGCTCGACCCAGGCCCCCAGCCCTTCGAGGAGCTGATCGCCGATGGCTGGAAGGTCGTCGCGCCGTGACACTGCCAGAACCGTACGCGAGCTTTCCAGGACTGTCCTGCTGGTGCATCTACGACAAGCCTCTTGACTTGCCGACCAAGTTCGTGGTGCGCGAATGGCGCGGGCTTGCTGCCGCCCTGCATGCTGACACCTTCGATACACTCGAAGCGGCACGCGCGTTTCTGAAAGCGCGCAACCTTGTCCCCATTCGTAGGCACACTGCGGATGACCCCGTCATCGTCGAGACGTGGATATGAAAAAACCGAATCGAATCAAGCACAACCGAGCGAAAGCTTACAGGGAGCGAAGAACCATGGAAATGACAGCCCAGGGCGCACTGAACATCGTGCTTGCCGTCACACGCGAAGCCACGTTGAAGGCCGCCGACTACGAGCAGTGCCAGCGCGCGCTGCAAGTCATCGCCGACCGCATGAACATCGCCAACAGGTTCGAGGTCGCGGCGAAAGCTGCGGGGTTACCGACGGTCCCGCCCGAGCTGGGCCCCGACGGGTTGCCTGCAGTTGCCGAACCGGCCGCGCCCGCGCCCGCGGCAGCCCCTGATGCGCTCGCGTCAGCGCAGGCACTGCTCGCACAGCTGCAAGCACAGACCGCCGCGCTACAAGCCCAAGCCGATGCGTTGGCGACAGCGCCGGTTGCGACCTCGAACGGGCCTGTGACACCCACGGCGCCAAGACCGCCGAAGGCGCCGCGAGCACCCAGCCCCTAGATCCCGGTACTGCGCACAACCCACCAGTTGGTGCCGTCGCACTTGCACCTAAACTGCTCGTTGGCCGTGTTGGTGACGAGGATAGACGCAGTGCCGTTGACGTTGCCCGAGGTGTTCGAGTCGAGCGTGAATTGCCCCGAAGCGGGGCAGACAAACTCGATCGTCTGACCCGCGCAGTTGGCAGGGTTGGGCAGGTGCAGCGTGTTGCCTACCGTGAGCGTGACGTTGCTGAAAGACCCGATGATGAGGGTCTGCCCTGTCGTGGTAATCGCAGTCGGAATGCGCTGTACAACGCTCGCACCCTGAGCTGCCGTGTTGCTCGGGATGCCGCCGACATAGAGCAACAAACCCGCAGCAATAGTGCCACCAAGAATGGTCGCATTGCCGCTCGATGGGTTGATGCCCACATAGCCGACGTTCGCGGTGCCGTTGTTGACGCCGTGGTTGAGGAAAATGACACCGCCAGCCTGACCCGAAGCGGCGCCATTGGTCGCAGTGAGTGTGATGCCCGCACCCGCATTCGATCCTGCGCTCGTGCCTGCGGAGATGTTGATCGCGCCGCCAAGGCCGCTCGCGCCTGCGTTGCCGCCTGAAAGCGTGATGTTGCCGCCTCGACCTGAGGTCGCACCACCTGCGCCGCCTTGGACAGACGCGTCACCGCCATGGCCTGTCGTACCGGGGACCCCCGCGACCAGGATAATCGCACCGCCGTTGCCGCTCGTGTTGCCAGCACCTGCAAAGAGCGAGATCGCGGCGCCGCTGATCGCCGCACCCGTGGCGTCTGCCGCTGTCAGCGTGATCGTGCCCGGAGCGCCTGTCCCGACGCACGCACCGCCATTGATCGCGACGTTGCCGCCCGCCTTGTTGGTGCCGAACGCCGCACCGCCCTGGAGGGTGAGCAAACCGCCCGCACCGTTGCCTGTCGAGGTGTTGGCCGCACCGCCTGCGATCGTGACTGCACCGCCGTCGCCGGAAGTGCTACCCCCGACACCGCCTGCAAACAGAACAGCACCACCCGTGCCTGTCGCCCCCGCTGTACCACCGACGACAGTAAGCAAGCCTGGTGTTCCGCTACCAGTGGCTGTTCCACCCTGTAGCGTGGCCGCGCCGCCGTTCTTGTTGGTGCCGAATGCTGTGCCGCCCTGAAGTGTCAGAGCGCCGCCGTTGCCGGAACCTGTTGCGCTGTTTGCGGCACCGCCTGCGACAGTGGTCGCACCACCATCGCCGGAGGTCGAACCGCCAACACCGCCCGCGATGAGAAGCCCGCCTCCGGTGCCAGTAGCGCCACCTGCGCCGGGGTTGAGGGTGATGAGACCGCCCGCACTCGCGCTCGAACCTGCGCCCGAGTTGAGAGTCAGCGCGCCGCCTGTCACGCCAGTGTTTGCAGAAGCTCCCGCAGTGATGGTGACAGCACCAGGCGTGCCGGTGCCGGTCGCCGCACCCGCCGTGATAGTGATTGCGCCACCCGCTGCGCCAGTTGCCGCGCTCGAACCCGCAGCACCTGCGGTGATCGCGATCGCACCGCCCGCACCACCCGCTGCACCTGTGCTCGCACCACCAGCTCCGCCTGCAATGGTGATGGCGGAACCTGCACCACCGACACCGCTTGTGCCGTTGGTCGCAGCACCGCCAGTGCCGCCAGTGAGCGTAACGGAGCCTGCGGCGCCGCCGATGCCTGCAGCACCGGAAGCTGCACCGCCGTTACCTACAGTGAGTGACCAAGCACCGCTCGCGCCCGCAGTGCCCGTGGTCGCAGTCCCGCCCGCACCTCCCGTGATGGTGATCGTGCCGCCGACACCGGACGTGCCTGCGATCGCACGATTGGAGCCCGTACCTGTTGTGAGCGAGAACCCGCCGCCAGTGCCGACCGTGCCGTTGGTCGTGTTGCCAGCGTTGCCTGTGACGAGGGTGAGCGTGCCGCCCGAGCCGTTCGCTGTGGCGTTGCTCGCGCCAGCGCCGGTCTGGATGCGAATGATGCCAGCCGTGCCACCACCTGTGTTGGAGGCGCCAGTCGGCGGCGCCTCAATGAGGATGGACTGCGTTCCTGCAACCGTTCCGAACGAAGAGTTGGGCGAGCCCGTACTCGACGAACCACCAAGAATATGCACACCACCCGCTGCGCCGCTGTCAGTCGTTGCGCCGCCTGTGATGATGACGCGACCACCTACGCCGTTGGCCGTCCCACCCTGACCGCCTGTGATCAAGACTTGACCACCTGCACCGCCCAATCCGGCAGAGGTTGCGCCTTGTCCGCCTACGAGACTGGCAGCACCGCCAACACCACCCGCCACAGAACCCGTTCCACCTGCGCCGCCCGTGGCAGAAACAGCACCACCAACACCACCTGTCTGGTTAGCGCTTGCGCCGCCTGTGCCCGCAAGCACTGCGAATGCGCCACCCACGCCGCCGTTGCTGCCGGCGCCTGCGTTGGTGCTCGCGCCACCCGTCCCTGAAGTGAGACTGAAAGCACCGCCCGCTCCACCAACGCTCGCGCCGCCTGTTGTCGAGCCACCCGTACCGCCTGTACTCGTCAGACCTCCACCGCTGCCTGCGGTGATGCTGCTGTTGTTGCGCGGCGATCCGTTGCCCATCGTGATCGTGACCGCGCCGCCTGTCGCCGAAGCCAACGTAGCTGTCTGACCTGCGTTGCCTGCAGTGAGTGTGATGCCGCCACCTGCGCCGTTGGCCGTAGTAGATGAGCCCAAGCCGCTCTGAATTCGGACAGTGCCGCCCGGGACCGCGTTGCCACCCGCCGCAGCAGGCGAACCCTCGATGAGCACCGATTGCGATCCAGACACCGTACCGAACGTGGGGTTGACCGAGCTTTGCGTGACGGCTGTACCACCACGGACCCATGCGCCGCCTGCCGTCGCAGAGGTAGAACCCGCTGTGCCACCCTGGACAATCACATTGCCGGCAACGCCAGAAGTCCCGGAGGTACCGGCTTGCAGGGTCGTGCTACCACCATTGCCGCTAGTGTCGCCCGTTCCTGCCTGAATCAGGACAGCGCCGCCCGCCGCTGTCGTGCCTGCACTCGTCGCACCCGCCAAAATCGAAATGCCACCGCCTGTTGCAGCCGCACCGCCGTTGCCGCCGGTACCCGCTTGCAAAGTCAGAAGACCGCCGACCCCAAGCCCGGAACCCGCGCCGGTGTTGATTGTGACCGCAGCGCCGGTAATGTCGCCACTGACTGCCGAGGCAGCCGTGAATGTGAGCGACCCCGGGACGCCGGAACCCGTAGACGCTCCGCCAGCGACTGTGACAGCGCCGCCATCCCGGTTGGTCCCGACGCCTGCGCCACCCGTCAGCGAAGCTGCGCCACCCGCACCTGCGGTTGTGGCAGCGCCTCCGACGAGTTGCAGCGCACCGCCTGCGCCCGACGTGGCACCACCTGCACCGCCGCGCACGAGACACACTGCGCCAGCACCTGTTGCGCCGCCTTGGCCCGCTTGCACCGTGACTGCGCCGCCGTTGCCCGAGGTGTTGCCAGTACCACCCGAGATCGACAGCGACGAACCCAAGTTGGTCGCCGCGAGCCCCGTCGCCATCGTCAGTGTGACGGCAGAGGCGCCTGCGGTGAACACAGGCGCCGTCCAGATCGCAGCAACAGCCGGCGTCCCGCCATTGTTGCGCGTGAGCGTTACCGCACCGAGTGAATCGAGAGATCCAAATTGCATGTCAAAGCTCCTGATTCAATCAGCCGAAGCAAACACCCTTGAAGCCTGCGGGCAGCGTGCCGCCGTTGGCTGCGCGGTAGCTCGCGAGGTTGATCGTGATGGCGTTGCCCGACGTGAACGTGATGCTGTCCGGGATGACCTGCAGCGCGTTCTGATCCTGCAGCGCCGTATCGACGACCACGTTCGTGGTAAGACCGAAGTTGTGCGTCACCGTGAAGTTGTCCGAACCGGCCTCGGTGAGCGTGAAGCGAAACTCCTGCACTGAGCCTGCAGGCGTCGCCCAAGTAAGAACGCCCGAACCGTTGTTCTGCAAAAACGTGCTCGCACCACCCTGCGCAGTCGGCCAGGTCATCGCGTAGCTCGTCACTGCAGCAGGCGCTTTGATGTCGACCGTCGTCGCATCATCGCAGACGAAACGAAGCCGCGATGCGCGGTTGTCAGTTGCAGTGCGATCGATCTGGACAAAGCCGTCGTTCGCAAGAACGCTGCCTCGACCACCACGCAAAACGACGTTGCCGCCGACCGTTCCACCTGCGCCGAATGCCGCGCCTGCGACCGTCACCGTTCCGGGCAGCCCTGTCGTTCCAGGCGCACCGCCCGTGATGGTGACAGCACCGCCCGCACTGGTTGTCCCACCACCCTGACCACCGTCGATCGAGACTGCGCCGCCGACTTGCGTAGTCCCTCGACCACGACCACCGCGCATGGTCAACGATCCACCTGCACCTGCACCTGCGGCATTCGCATCACCGCCAAACAACGATGCGGTACCACCATCACCTGTCGTCGCGCCGCCCGTGCCGCCCTGCACTTGAACAGCACCGCCATTGCTTGTCGTCGCCGCGGCTGTGCCACCTAGCAACGCGGCATCGCCACCATTTTTGGACACCCCAACCCCGGCACCACCCTGGACTGTGACGCCACCTCCTGCACCAGATGCGCCGCCCGACCCGCCCGCGAGCTGTGCGTCGCCACCCTTCCCGGTTGCGCCACCGACACCGCCGACGAGAGAGACCGCGCCGCCTAGACCTGATGTATTTCCAACACCACCTACGAGCGCGAGCGCCGAGCCTGCGTTCGTGGCAGCAAGGCCAGCCGCCGCCGTAAGTGAAACCGCAGCTGCACCCGCCGTGAACGTCGAAGACGTGAGTGTGAACGCGACAGTCGGCGTGCCGCCGCTACTCCGCGTGAGCGTGACAGGGCCGATGGAATCGACAGATCCGAATTGCATGGGGAAAGCTCCTAGTTCACGACCACGTTCCAAGTGCCAGGGATGGCGCCGCCGTTTTCAGTTTGAAAAGCAGCGAGATTGATCGTGAGTGTGTTGACACCCGTGTCGACCGTCGTGGCTGCCGTGATCAACGTGTTCGTGTTGTCGTAGACCGCCACGTTGTGGTAGCGAACGCCGAGGTTGTGCGTGACTGTCAGAACACCGCCCGCAAGGGTCGCATCAGTAAAGGACGTGCGATACGCACTGCCGCCCGACACCGCGGCCCAGGACATGACGCCCGCAGTCGTCGAGGTGAGCGCGTAGCCGTTGACGGCGGGATACGCGCCAGGCCAAACGTACGGGTTGTCGCCCGCCATCGTACCCGCGGCACGCAGCGAGAAATAGTTCGTGCCGGGAGAGTCTTCGCGGAAACGGAGCTCGGTGGCAGTGCCGCCCCCTGGCGCAAGGATGACGATAGCGCCCTGTGTTCCAGTGCCGACGCTGCCCGGCGAGAGCGTGACGCTGCCGCTGTTGCCGCTCGTGGCACCTCCGTCGCCGCCATAGATGGCAGCATCGCCGCCGTTGCCCGTATCGCCACCTTGCCCCGCTACAAGGATGGCATTGCCGCCCGAGAACGAACCTGCACCCGTGCCTGCAACGGACACGACACTGCCACCGGCACCTGCACTCGCAGCACTACCGCCCGTGACATTGACTGCGCCGCCCGCACCACTCGTTGCTGCGCTGCCTGCAGTGAGATTGATGGGGCCGCCGTCTCCGGATGTTGCAACTCCGCCGGTACCGCCTTGAAGCGTGACGGCGCCGCCCGTACCGACGGTGTTCGCGTTGCCGCCCGTGAGCGAAATGGCTCCACCGTCACCCGCGCGCCCATTACCACCTGTGAAAGCGAAAAATCCGCCCGCGCCGCTTACGGTTCCACCCTGGCCGCCGTTGAAACGCCCAAAGCCGCCGTCCTGGTTGTTGTCTGCGTCGCCTGCGACAAAGAACACACCGCCCGCGTTGCCGTCCCCTGCAGCGTTTCCGCACTGAAAGAACACCTGGCCGCCGTCGTGATCGCCAGGTCCTGTCGCGTTGCCCGCGGTGAATTGAAGAAAACCCCCATCACCACTCGTGCCGGCAAGCCCTGCTGTGAGCGTGACGCTACCGCCGTTGCCCGCAGTGGGTGCGCCTGCGTTGAGAGTCACGCTACCACCCGCCCCCAACGTCGCACCGCCAGCATTGAGCGTGATGTCGCCGCCGTTGCCAGATGTGCCGCCGCCGAGGCCTGCATTGAGCGTGACAGCGCCACCCATCGCGGTGTCGAGCGCGTCGCCCGCGGTGAGCTGAATCGCTGCACCCGCCGCCGTGCCTGTACTCGCACCGGCGAACATGCGAATGAGGCCGCCAGAGCGGTCGACGCCTGCGCCGTCTGCAGCGGTGAGAATGATGCCGCCGCCGGTCCCATCCGTAGGGGTGCCGCCGTTGAGCACGACACCGCCGCCGGTGCCAGAGGTACCGCCCGCACCACCTTGCAGCGTGACCGTGCCGCCTGCCGCACCACCGCCGCCACCATCGCCACCGAACAGGTGCGCTGCGCCGCCGTTGCCGGCTGTGCCGGTGCCGCCGAGCACTACAACAGGCAGGCCGACGGCAGCAGAATCCGCCGTGAACGTCGGCGCGACGCTCGCAGTCAACGTCCCTGCAGGTGTGACACGAAACGCAGAACCACCTTCGATGACCTTGCCCGTGACTCCGTTGAACAGCGCAAGTTCGAGATTGATCGCGCTGCCGGGGCCGACGACATCGCCTGTACCTGCGACTGCACCCCACTTGACGCCTGTCGGCTGCGTCGAGTCCGCCATGAGCACGGTGCCGTTGGCGCCCACGGTCTCTGCAGAGAATGCGGCGACTCCTATGCCGACGAGAATGTCGCCCTTGGCTGTGAAGGCCGCGGTCGTAATCGCGTTGTCGAGGATCCAATCGGCGTTCGTGAGGCCCGCGCCGAGCAGATACGTAGCGGACGTGCCTTGCGTGAACACGACCATGCCGAACTTGCGTTCGTTGGCAGGAATGGCGTCACGTGCGGTGACGTCGGCGACTGCGCGATAGCCGCCCTTCTGGTAGACGTCCTCCAGAATGTAGAACGCGCCGAGTGGGTAGATGAAGTCGGTAAGTCCGATGCCGGCCATGTCACGTCACCACGAAGTTGAGACCCGCGCCCGTGAGCAAGTTCGTGCTCCGGTAGACCGAGTACGTTGAGGTGATGCCGTTTATGTTCGTCACCGAGAGCGAATCGGGGGCGTTGAACGCAGCAGGGAAGCCGTTGAGCGTGAAGGTCGCAGCGCCGTACGCCTGCGGGAACGCGTAGTACACGTACTCATTGCTTGGTGAGAGCGTGAGCGTGCGGTTCTTGGTGCCCGACAACGCCGTGTTCGCAAGCGCTTTGACCTGCGCCTCCGTGAGCGGGCCTGCGTTCGAGCTGACACCCCAGTAGACGTCGCGCGTCCAAGTGATGATCGTGTTTGCGCTCTTGGCGGGCGGCTTGTTCACGTTCAGCGTGATCGTCCAAGTCGGGTCGGCGCCAAGATCCGCACCGTCGCGCTTCACGTTCGCAGGCTGTGAGCCCGCCGCGAACGGCGCCACGAACGTCCAAGCGCCGGGGTTGACGTCGCCACCGCCGACGCTGCCGCCGAGCGTATTGACAAGCGCACCCGACGTCGGGGGCCCAGAGACGTAGCTCGCCGCGATAGTGATACCGACGAGCTGATCACCGCGGCGGTAGGTCACGGTCCCGGGGTTCGGCGCGTTCTTGGCGAAGCTCGCGATCGAGAAGCCTGGGAGGATCTGGTCCGCGTTGATCTGCTCCCAGTTGCCGTCGGCGTTGAGGTACTTGAACGCCGCGGCATCGCCGGCAGCGGGGGCGGGGACAGCGCCGTTCGCACCACCTGCGCCACCGTCGCCGGTGAAGTTGACAACGCCCGGGTTCGGGTAGGTGCCGTTGAGCTTGCCACCCGCAGGCCCAGTCGGGGGCCCTCCACCACCGCCGCCTTCTTCCCCGAGCTGTTGAGGGACTACGTTCCCAATTGCGTTCCAATCGGACATGAGGCCCCTTTCAGGTGTGGCGCGCGAAGGAAATCGAGATCGTGCCGAACGTGGGCGACATCTCGCCGACGCCTATCTCATAGAGCGCGAGCGAAAAGCGCTTGTAGCCACAGGCCTCAAAGTCGAGCGTGAGCACGATGGGGGTGTTTGCTGTGACCACCGTCGTTTGGAGTAGCGTCGGCAGCGTCGTGCGCGCAGCGAAGTCTTGCGTGTAAGGCTCGCCCGAGGCGGGTCCGCCTACGACCGTCACGACACCGCGCACGAAACCGAGCGGGAACATCGGGCTTTCAATCCCGAGCTGCGTGATCAGATCGTCGTCGATGTTGCCACCGACCATCGGAATGATGCAGAGCTGCGAGGTGTCTGTGGCAGGCACGTAGCGAAAGAGCGTCGACACGACGCGAAAATCGTCCATGTCGATGGGTTCGAGCAGCTCGGCGCCGGCGGTGAGCGTGACGTCCCGCTCCCACAGCTGCAGAGGCTCCTGGAACGGCGGCGCCCAGATGTAGGGCGCATCGTCATTGCCTGAGTTGGACCGCGGCTCGCCGGCCGCGTTCGCGTGCGCACTGAGCGTGCCCGGGTTGGTGGTGCGGCGAATCGCGCGGATCGAGGCGTCCACCTGTCCGCGGTTTCGACTGGCTGTGCTCACGAG